TTACATATCTGATTATGGATTTGAAAACTATATTGATGTAGTTAATGGTAAAACTGACAACTTGATTAAAGGTCAGAATTATGATAAGTTTGAATTGGAAAATATCATAGAATGGTGGAAAAGGAAAGCAACAAACCGTTATGAAACTTTGAAGTCTGAAGGTCGATTGAGGACTGAACTTGAGGTATGGACCTCAGGAAAAGATATTGATATCATTCGATAAATATCTTTATTTGGGATATAGTAATGACAGATACAACTTCTTTAGCCGAATCATCACAAGCTTTTTTCTGTGCTATTGCTGATTACTTAACAATTAAAGGTAAAAATTTAAACGAATTTTTAGATCCAAAAGATAAAAGTAAGGGATTAGATACATTCACCGGATTCGAAAGTAAGTGGAAGAGTGTATTCAAAAATAATAGTGATTCATTACACAAAATATACGAAAAATTTACAGAAGCTTCAACAGGTTCAAGAATAATACCTTATGGTGAAATTGAAGGATTTTTGATGTTTGACAAGGGTTGGTATACATCATCCTGTTTAATTGGTAAAAAACTAGTTGAAGACATTTCTACAATTTCAAAAGGTTTTAATAAAAAACCAAGTACAAGTGATGTTTGGTATTTTCGTGGTGATAAAGATGTAATGAAAAATTTAGAAGATTTATTCAAAGTTGCCAATAAAAATAAAGCAGATCCAAAATTCGGCGATGTTAATAAATGGTCACCAGCTGATATATACTTTGCTACAAATAAAGCTAGAGAAAGAATAAAAGCCAATGTTGCTGATTACGTCAAGGGTAAAGGTAAAGCTTATGGTTTTGATATCATGAATAATATGGTTAATGAATTAATTGAGTCTGGGGATTTATTACCTATTTCCTTGAAAAAACAAACAAATTCTGTAACCATAAAAAAAGTTAATTTTGATAGAGCTCATGAAACATCAGAAATTCTAAAATATGGATTTTATGGATTTAAAAAAGAATGGAAAAAATATGAGTTGGACAATCCACAAACAAGAGATTTGCAAATAAAATTTTCTACATCAGATAGAGAGTCCATTAAAATTCGACATGATGCTTCTACAGCAGCAATGAAAACGGAACTTGAAAGTAAAGATATGGAAGCAAGAGGTGGTTCTATTGGCTCTTGGAAAATTTTCTGTGATATATTAGAACTTATTGATCCAAAAATTGCTTCTGAAGAACTAAGGCTATATAATGCTGCCAATGAAAAATATAAAAAAGAAGCAAAAAAACTTAAAATGGAATATCAAGAAAAAGTCAAAAGACTAACTAATCCGGCTGCAATCAAAATGGCCAGGGATCAATTTGACAAAGATAGGGGTGCATTGGATGCTATGATGGTAACAAATGTAATTTTTCCTCCTTTAATAAAATGGTTAAAAGCCAATTCTCGGGACAATAGTAATAATCCTGATTATATACCACCGGCTGATAGATTTATGCAAGAAATTTATAAGTATGCAACATCCAGAACGGAAGATTCTAGTAGATTTATTATATCAAAATAGGTAATTTATGACTGCAACTGTGATTATCCCAACTACGGGATCTGATGATTTGGAAAAAGCTTTAGAAAGTGTATTCAATCAAACATACCCAACAGAAACATATCTAGTTATTGATGGACTAGAACATGTTGACAAAGTTGATGAAATCCTCTATCACATGGACCTTACAGATTCGGGATTAAATGTATGTACTCTACCCAATAACGTAGGTGCAAATGGATTCTATGGTCATAGGGTCTATGCTGCATTTACTCATCTAATCAATACTGATTACGTTCTTTATCTAGATCAAGATTGTTGGTTAGAACCCAATCATGTTGAATCTTGTGTCAAGACGATTGAAGAGAACAATTTAGACTGGTGTTATTCTCTCAGAAATATATATGAACAGAATGGTGAATTTGCATGTCAAGATAACTGTGAATCATTAGGTCCCCAATGGCCAATTATGGGATATGCTCATGTGGATACAAACTGTTACTGTATTAGAACAGATCGTGCGGTTCAAGTTGCATCTAACTGGCATGGTGGATGGGGACAAGATAGAAAATTCTTGATGTGTCTATTTGATTCCTTTAAAAAGTTTAACACCACAAGCCAATATACAGTAAACTATCGTATGGGTGGTGGAACTAATGTGGTGCAATCTGACTTCTTTAAACATAATAATAAACTTGTTGAACAACATTTCAATGGAGAACTGCCGTGGCGAAAGTCTTAATAGTAGGTAAAAATAGTTTTATATCTCAATACCTATCAAGACATTCAAATTTCTTTTCAGTATCATACAAAGATTATAAAAATGTTGATCTAAAAGATTATGATGTTGTTTTAAATTGTGCTCTCAACCCATTATCAAAAACAAGTTATTATGATGTAAACAATGATGTTGATTTTGAGATTGCAAAATGGGCTAATGATAATAAATGTCATTACATCATGTTCTCCACAAGAAAAGTATATGGTTCATCAACTGAACTAAAAGAGTATTATGAAGATTCTAAACTAAAACCATATGATTATTATAGTGAAAACAAAGTTATCTCTGAATTAAAGATACAATCATATTTTGGAGATTCATCAACAATTATTCGTGGAAGTAATTGGTACGGAAGAGAACTTGGTAGAAACTCATTTATGGGTTATTTCCTTAATTCTCTTGACAAAAACGGTGGTATAGTGTATACTGTATCATCTGATACACAAAAAGATTTATTATATGTGATGGATGCTGCTGATGCCATTGCATCTATGTGTTATAAGAAAGAAACTGGAATTTTTAATCTTGGTAGCGGGTATGGCACAAAGATTGGTGACGTTGGTAACTGGTTGATTACTGGATATGGCCAAGCAAATGTAAAATCAGAATCCAATGAATTAGGTGAACAATTTATTCTCAATAGTGATCTAATATATAATGTATTGGACATTCAAAGGCCGCAAGTTTTAAACAAAGATATTATTAAAAATATAGGTTCATATTATGCAAGACTTGATCATAAGCGCAGTATCGGAGTATAATTACGACAAACTTAAAATCTGGGTCAATTCAATTAATAGAAGTGGTTTCACTGGTAGAAAGGCAGTAGTCGCTTTTAATATCAAAGATGAAACAATCAAACATTTAAACGATAATGGTTTTGAAGTTTGGTTATCTTCCGAACAAAGAAATAAAACAAATGATGGTTATCATTTTGCAGATAACATCACATACCAAGTTCCTGCTCTACGTCACTTCTTTTATTGGAAGTTCCTCAAGGATCAAAAAGACATTCGTTATGTTATTTCCACAGATATATCTGATGTAGTATTTCAGACCAATCCTTCCGAATGGATTGATGAAAATTTTCTACAATTATCCGTTTATTCTCTGATGTATCAATCAGAAGGACTGAAGTATAAAAATGAAGATTGGGGTAATGAGAACTTCCAACAATGTTTCGGTTCAGAAATCTATGAAAAGGTAAAAGATTCATCCATTTATAATGCCGGATCAATGATGGGGAGATTTAATACCTTTGTTGATTTTTCGTTGAATGTGGCTTTGGTTCTTACAAACGCACAACATAATCCTACACCCGATCAAGCAGCAGTTAATCTTGTTCTTTCATTGGAACCTTATAAACAGATTACTCAATTTAATAACCACGATGTTAGTTGGGCTTGTGAGGCAGGAACAACCGTGGATCCAAGTAAGATAGATAAGTTTAGACCTAATCTGTTATGTCCCGAACCTATTTGGGATGGTGAATATGTATATAACAGTAAAGGTGAAAAGTATTGTATGGTACACCAATATAATCGTGTACCAGCCTGGAAAGATATTATAGAGAAAAAATATGAGTGAAATTACAATCGTTACCGCTTTCTTTGATATTGGTCGTGGTGATCTTCCTGCAATGAAATATGGAAGAATTCTACCTCACTATCAACATCGTTCGACTGAAACTTATTTTGAATTTTTCAAGAATTTGTCCAAAATCAAAAATCCTATGGTCATATTTACAACACACGATCTTGCGGATCGTGTTAGGAATATTAGAATTGCAGAAGGCCTTGGAGATAAGACAACTGTAATATCTGTAGATTCATATTTACCTGATGATCTATCTCATTATAAAGAAAAGATTGAAAAGGTAATGAATGATCCTGAATATATCTCTAAAATTGTAAATCCACAACTCATTGAGTATTGGCATTCGGATTATGTACTGGTTAATATACTAAAGTCTTGGTACCTCAACTATGCAATTGAAAGAGATGTTGTAAAAACCGATCTTGTAGCTTGGATTGATTTTGGATATGTTCGTAACCTGGAAACTTTACCTAAAAACTTGAAATGGAACTATGACTTCGATAAAGAGAAGATTCATCTATTCAACATGCGTGATATTGATGGTAATCTGAATAGAACTTTTGCAGATATTGTATATACAGGTGATGTTTATATTCAAGGTTGTCATATTGTTGCCGGATCCAATATGTGGAAGAAATTATATAATCTGGTACTTTTAAATTTAGACCTTGCTTTGAGTATGAATCTTTCTGATGATGATCAGACTTTCCTGTTAATGTCTTATCTATCAGCACCACAGTATTTTGAACTGCATTACAATTCACCTGATGATTGGTTCAGAATTTTCAAAGATTACAACAAGGTATAAAATAATGAAGAATGAAGCTAGTTTGAGTTTTTTTAATAGTGTTTCCGTTTATAGAAATGCTACAGAACAATCTCTAATCGAATTGAGAAAGATTTATCCAGAAGAATATATTCTATTAGCCTGTGATGGTTGTGATAGTTATATGGAAATGGCTAAAACTTATAATTGCGAATATTTACATTGTAATAAAAGATTGGGATATCAACAACAGCCACATGGATATAAAATTGAAGATGCGTTGGATTTTCTGAGTAGATTCTATATTGCGGCTGTAAGAAGTCCATCCTCACATATTATGTTGATGGAGGACGATATTATACTTACACGTCCATTAAAGTTTGATTATGACTGTGAACATATGAGTGTTCAATCACATGAATTTATTCCAGAACCAGTTTTAGACTGGATCTATCAATTCTCTGGAAAATATCCAAAGACAAACTACTATGCAGGTTGCGGTGGATCAATTTATAAAGTATCAACATTCATTGAATATTACCCAGAAGTTGTAAAGTTCATGAGAACAACTGGAAGAATTATTCAGGATCATATCTATCCCACTATAGGTTGGGTTGATTGTTTCATGACCATTTTCTTTATGTTGGCAGGAAAAGACTTTACAGTTAATACTAGGTGTACAGAACTCCCAAGAAGTTCGCATGATAAACCGAAGAGTGATATTGATTATGATAAGTTGGTTGATGATCTTAGACCAGATTACGATGTAATCATGCACTATAAGAAATACTATTAATAAGAGCGAGGTTATTATGTCACAAGGTTATCTTTTGATCGGTCTTGGTCAAAAATATATTGTAGAAAATTATCATTTAGTTAGAACACTAAGAATGCAGGGTGAAACTAGACCTGTTTCTATACTTGTTCATAAACAAGACGAAGAAATGGCTAAAAACTTCAAAGTTTTTGATGATGTAGTAATATTTCAACCAGATATAAACGATTCTGTGTATTTGGATTGTCAAAATGATTTTGAAAGAAATTGTGTATACATCAGATTGAATCTGGAAAAGTATTCAACCTATGATGAAACTATTAACTTAGATAGTGATGTTTTGTGTCAGTATAGCCCAAATAAGATTTGGGATTATATGAAAGAGAATAAGTTTTCTGTTGCCAATATGGGAAATAAAGTAGCTGATCCAAATTGGCATTGGGGTGAATCTAATAACATTTCCAAGTTACTGGGTAAAACTATTCCTTCTATGCATTGCGGATTAACTTATGTAAAAAAAGGTGAATTTGCTGATAAATTTTTTGAAAGTGCAAGAGAAGTTTTCTTGAATTATGATAATTATGGATGCAAGAGATTCTTTAGAGGTGCTAGAACGGAAGAAGGTATCTTTGCTATTGTATATGCTAAGTTAGGAATTTTACCTATTGGTTATACTGAATTTCCTATTATGTCATTTAATTATGACGGTGACGAAGTTATTCCATCAAATAAACAGATTCTATTAGATGAAAATAATAGAGTATTTGAACATGACAGTTATGTTCCTTTTATCCACATGTTCGAAAAGATGGAAGGTAAAAACTATCAAAAGTTATACTACAGAATAGTGAAAGATAGTATGTTTAATGTTGTGTTGATAACTTCTTCTATTGGAACTACTTTTGGTAAAGTGAGTATCGAAGATCGATATAAACAAACACTAAAAACAATTGAATCGGTTAAAAAACATATTAAAAATCCATTCATTATTATGAATGACATTTCTCTGGTGGACGCAAAAGAATATCTTGATGATATAAAGAAAAAGGTAAATATCTTGATAGAATCTGGAGACGAAAAAGATGATATTGATAAATTGATCTGCAAATTAAGTAAACCAGAATATCTAGCATCAGTCAATTACGATAGAAGCTTACCTGAATTATTCATGTTATACAAAATGTTACTTTGTGTCACTAGAAATATTAACATGCTTGACTTAAACAGAGTATTTAAGATTAGTGGAAGATATTATCTTACTGATGATTTTGATATGAATGATTATAGTAGTACATACGGAAAATATGTGTTCTTAAAGTCTCCAATTCAATCTTATCCTGTTTTTGAATGTAGATTTTGGTCAATGTGTAAAACTAATGTTACAGATTTTATGAAACTTATTGATATCATGGGTAAACATTTACAGAATCAAGGTAATAACATGGAACATGTATTCAAAAGATACATTGATCCCAACAACATTATTGAATTCGATAAAATCAATGTTGAGGGTATAATGGCCTTCGATGGAAGAGATATTAAGGAGTAATATGAAACTTTATATCAAGCATATTGGTTCTTTAGGTGATTTGTTAAATTCACTACCAGTATTATCAGGATTAAATAAGAAAATAGGTAAATTTGATCTAGTTATAAAACATGAACTGACACAATTCAAAGGTATAAGAGAATTTTTCTTATACCAAGATTTGTTCGACAACGTATATCTTGACAATGAGATCAATATCGATTATAATGTGGTACAGTTAGACATTTGGAACTGTAGACACACAGTAAATTCTGATATTCGTCCACATGAAACGTGCAAATATGAAAATTGGATAAGAGACAACCTAAACCCCGATTTTGAAGTAGATGATGATTTTGAAATCAAATTCCCCCATTGTGACATTGAAGTTAAAGATAACTATTATGTTGGTGATCGCTGGGCTGGTCAATTTACAGATAGAAGAAGAGAATGTAACATTTTGACCTATCTTTCTGACTTTGAATTCATTGATTATAACAATGACATTCTAACTAATTGTTATATTATCAAGAATTCAACGAAACCTTTTATCACAAATCTGACTGGTGTTTCTGTTATTGCGGATTTACTTAATAAAGAAACATTTATTGTCTGGAAACCCGAAGACTGGAAACCAGAGTATAGAAACGGAAATGATGTGTCTTGGGATAACTGTAATATCGACAAAGTGTTTGAAAAACATTTCTATAAAAACAGAAAGTCACAAATGGTACACGCAACTGAATTAGAAAGATTACTATGAAAGAAAACTATAGATTTTTAAGAGCCGGTCACTTATATCAAACAGAAGTAACTGGTATTGGTCCCCAATACTCAATAGAATATTGTAATTATTACAACAATATTCCATCCGATGCAATGTCTGAAATTAGATACAATATTGTTAAGCAATATGTAAAGGAATTTGATTCTATTTGTGATTTTGGATATGGTAATGGTGCATTTATTCGATATTGCCAATCTAAAGGTCACACATCACATGCATATGATATTTCAGATTATCCTGTACCGGAAGGTGTACATTCTGTAAGTGATATTGATAATCTAGAAGTTGATGTTATGACTTTCTTTGATTCGATAGAACATATCGTAGAGGAAGACTTGGTATCTTTCTTGAATAATAAGAAGGCGAAGTATTTTGTTATTTCTGTTCCTTGGTTCCATGAATTCTTGGGTGTCGGATCATTTAAAAACTGGAAACACAGAAAACCAAATGAACATTTTCATCATTTTGATGTACATGGTTTGGTTGGACTACTAACTGATGCAAATTGTTCTATTATTCATATCGGAAATGAAGAAGATCAAATAAGAAAACCGGTCGATATGTGGCCAAATATTCTAACTGTTGTAGCAAAAAAGAATATATAAATACCTTTAGGCAACCATAGTGTGTTGCAATTCATAAGGATAATACATGATAAATTTTAAATTCTATTTACAGGAATCTGTATTCGATAATCTTGGTGGTTATCGTGGGCATTATAGACACCCAGAAGAATTGTTTTTGGATCATGGTAAAGAAGGTGCTGTAGCAGCACATAAATTATTACAAGATACTGCTAATAACCGTCACCCATTACAAAAGAAAGGTGATGGTTCATTGGCATTTCATATTGTTACCAATGTTCAAGGTAAAAAAGGTATTGCTACCAAGTCCATTGACAACAAAGATCCAAAGATCAATTACACACACGAAGACATAGAAAAAAACCATGGCCACTCTCCTGGCCTGGCTGATAAATTACATCAGTTACTTGATAATGCACACAAAATTTCTGGAAATAATCGCCATATTTCTGGTGAGTTCTTATTTACTCCAAAAGAAGTAGAAAAGGAAAAGAATGGTAGTGTTTCTTTTAAACCCAACACTATCAAAAATGAAGTTCATGATGATGCAGAAGCACAAAAAATCAAGAATGCAAAGGTTGGTGTTGCTATGCACTCAGCTTTCAATGAAAAGGGTGAAAGAAAACCATTAGAACCAGGTGATGTAAAGGAACATCCAGATGTTTATAACATGGACCTGTCTGCACCTAAGATTCAAAAGAATGAACAGACAAAAAAGGTATTGAAGAAGTTATCTAATACAATAAGCAATACTCCAAAAGAAGCATTCGACTTCATGAGTCATCCTGATGTTAAAGAACACTTCAAGACTTATATCAATAGAACTGTCAGGGAAGGTTCTAAACCTAATGTCAATGATTTCATTAATCATGTTAATGAACAACATCAAAAGGGTATCGATAAAGTAAAAACTGATAAAGCTAAGAAACAGAAAATCGAATCTCAACAAAAACACATACAAATGTTGAGTGATAATCGTCAACATATTCAACACGGTGTTAATTTACATGCAGCAACAGAAGAAGCGAAAGATCATTTAGTTGATTTGATTAATAAAGCTGATTCTAACAGTAAAGTGACACATCATCTAGAAAACGCTGATGGATCATTTAGACAGACTGGTGCGGAAGGATGGACATTCGATTCACCTGAACACCACAACATCAATACATTGAAATTGGTCAATCGTGCTGATTTCAGTAGAAACAATTTCAATATGAATGCTCGTTTCCGTAAACCAGTTACGGAAAATATGTTCTTAGAATCTCTGACCAATTATAAACCCAAAAGTAAACATGCTGTTATTACATTTGGAAGATTCTCTCCTCCACATAAAGAACACAGTCATTTGGTTGATGCTGTAGTTGATCATGCAAATGATATTGGTGGAGACCCTCATGTGTTCGTTAGTCATTCACATGATAAAGACAAGAATCCATTGACAGGTAACGAAAAGGTTGCTGTTTTAAGACAAGCTCATCCTGAACATAGAGGTATATTTCACACCTCTTCAAAGACTTCACCATCTATATTTCATGCATTGGCAGACCTTCATGCAAAAGGATATAGACACGCAACTGTTGTATTAGGTGATGATAGAATTGAAGAAATGAAGAACAGCCTTCATGCGTATAATGGAAAGTTTGACAAGAATGGCCGAGGATACAACTTCAAATCTATTCACGTTATGACAAGACATGACCAGAATAACATGAGAGATGCATCTGGTCGTGATGGTGTACATGCTTCTGATGTTAGAAAGGCTGCTAGAGAAGGTGATGTTGATACAGTACAAAGTATGTTACATCCTAATTTAAGTCGTGGTATGGTCAAGTCCATTGTTAAAAGAATACAACAAAGAACAAAAAGTAAATGAAAAATTTCAAAGATTTTATTGTTAATATCTCGGAAAATAGAAGACATGATACTATGTCTAAGGCTATTTTCGTTTCTGGTGGTCCAGGATCAGGAAAGGATGTTATCATTCGTGATGTTTTGTCCGAAACTGATATAAGTGAACTCAACCATCTTCAAGTATATAATTTCCTTGCAGATAAAGATAATATGTTATCAAAATCAAAAGATTACAGAATGGAATCTATTAGACATAGAATGCCGCTGGTAATTAATGCTCCAGCTAGTGATATTGATAAGATTCTTTACATCAAAGAAGAACTTGAAGAGTTTGGTTACACAACTATAATGGTTTACACTAATACTTCAGATCAAGTTAGCAAAGAACGTAACGAAAAACTATCCAGATCAATGAATGAATCAGTTCGTCATTCAAGATGGTTAAAGGCACAAGAAAACAAAGATGTGTTTTCAGATTCTTTTGATAATTATATAGAATTCAATAACATGGGTTCTATTGAAGAGTTATCAGAAGAAATACAAAAAACACACGAAAAGATAAATACTTTTCTAGGTAAAAACATACTAAAAGAGTTCAAGAAAAAGATCAACCCTGCATTGAAGGCTGACGGTCCTGATGATATAACACCAGATAATCGTTCAAGTGAACGTGTTGATAATATCAAGTATGATGCACCTAAGAAAACTAAAACATATACTTTTAGAACATATAGTGAGGCAAGTCAACCGCATATGACATATAGCCCACCACCGAAAGAACCTAATTTCAACAAAGATAATGATAAGAATAAAAAGTTGAAAAGAGGTGATAAGTCTTTGAGTGCTGGTAGAGTAGGTCGACCATCCGGAATAGGGCCAGAATATGATACTAGAGCTGGTGGTCAAGGAGCAGCAGCTGGTGCTGGTTTAGGTAATCAAACCTATAGTGAAGATAGAGATTTTAATAATGACGATGTTATTAATTTTGCTGGAATGACCAAAGGTGCGAGTCCTAACCCACTAAGTAGTTCATATGATGTTGAAAAGAAACCTTTCAAGAAATTTAAGAAATCATTAAAGGAATTCAACGGTTTTCAGAATGATGCTGATGGAATGGGTGTTGGTGGTGTTCTTGGTGGTGCTAGTAACAAAGAACCTATGCAATCTTACAAAGATCAAAATAGAAACATTGGTATAACAATTAAAAAGAAAAAAGGAAAGAAAGATGTTTAACAATAAATTTATAAAAGACTCTGTTACTGATGCCGTGGATAAGATTATCTCTGAAGAACCGGAACAGATTGATGAACTGTCAAAGAAAACTCTCGGCAACTACATGAGAGCAAATACAAAGAGAATGGCTGATCCTAAGAACCCAGACTCTATGGAACGTAAGATGAAGAGACATGATGATTATTTCACAGCATCTAAGAAATTCCATAAAGAAGACCTTTCATTCAAAGACTATCTAATCGATTCTTTTAAGAACAAACAGTTCGATATTGAACAGATTGATGAAAAGGAAATGACTCCTGCACAGACAAAGAAAAAAGAAAAAATTGTTCTGTCTATGAAGGATAGAGAAAAAGAATTCAAGGCTAAGTATGGTAAGCGTTGGAAAGAAGTAATGTATGCTACCGCTACCAAGATGGCAATGAAAGAAGAAACTCTTGAAGAACGTTGGGATGATGACGATGAAGATGATGATGTTCGTCGTGCTGATGCTGAACTCAAGAGAATGAAGGCAAAGCCAATTGAAGCAGACAAGAAAACTGATCCAGATAAGGAAATTGGTAAGTTGGCAAAGAAGACACCAAAGGAAGTTGATGAGTCAGTAGAACAGATTGATGAACTAGACAAGAAATCTCTTCTTGGACGAATTAAACGTGGAAATGAAGCAGAAAAGAAAGGATGGGCATCATTCGGAAAGGTTATAAAACATTCACAACACGGCGGTGATCAAAAGGAAGCAGAGAAAGCAATAAGAAATTCCAATCGTTACTATAATTTGACGAGTGGTGGGAAGAAAGGTAAAACTGCTGGTGGATTCCCTAAATCAACATATAATGAAGAATCTGAAGTCAACGAAGACAAGTGGACAGATATTGCTGATGGTCCTTGGAAGAAGTCAACAAGAAGTAAATCTTCTGCTGCTTCTGCCGCTGCTAATGCTGCTGGTAAAGGACTGAAGAAATTTAAAGACATGAAGAAACTCAAGAAAGAAGATGTTGAGATTGATGAAGGTAAAGATCCAAGTATGGATGCAGGTTGTGGTTCTGATTCTCCTTTTGTACAGAATGCAAACCCATCAAGCAATCCAATAACACCTGCGGCTAGAGTAAAAGAAGTTGCTCGTCATGCCATGAAGAGAATGAAGAGTGAAATGTTAGGTAAGATTGGAACATCAGAAGAACTTGATTATGAAACAAGATCAACTGATATGCTAAAAGGCCCAGTTAAAGGTGGGAAAAAAGATGACGTTGGCCCAGGTGCAGATTTTAAATCAACTAAAGTTAAATTCCATGCAGGTCCAAAGTAATGAGCAGCAAATCTGACAAGATAAAATCAATTGTTAAAGATACTGTCAGGGAAAAACCTAAGTTTGGTGTCGATCCTAAAGATCCATGGTCTGCGAAGGCCGGCATTAATGAAGATGATTTACTTAATAGATATATGCAAACAAAAGGATTGAATCCTAAAACTGCAAGTAAAATATCTAAGATTTCTGCTTCAAAGACTGGCGAATTTGAAAAATGGAAAAGAGACCATGTTTCTGGTGGTAGACTTCCGGTTGTCAAAAAGGAAGAAATTGATAAAGGTCTTTCTGATGTAAAAGGTAGTATTAATGCTACTGCAAAAAGACATAAACAACTGAAAGCTAGACAATCTATGCACAATGTTGTTACTACACCTGGTTTGAAAAGAGAAGATGTATATCAAGATCCACAGGCTGCAACACAGACTGTGTTTGATGGCGCAAATAATACAAATGATGTTTCTGAGAAACTTTCAAGAGCTGCAAAATTGATTAAATCGATTTTCAAGAAAAAAGTGAATGAAGATTTGTATGACCATGAGAAGGAAGATAAGTCTGTTGCAACATACGGTAAAAAACCTAAAATAGAAACAGCTGATAAAAAAGATAGTGTCGGTGAAAATAAACCCCATGCAGCCGCTGTTATGACTGGTGGATCAACTTTAACAGGACAGAAAAGAGACACCATAGAAATTGATCCTATGATGAGAAATCGTCCTGGCCAACCAGATATAACAAAAGGAAAAGACAAAGATAAAGACAAGAAGAAAGAAGAAAATAAAAAAGATAAATAATACAGTAAAACTTATTCTAGGAGAATTCAAATGCCATCATGGTCTAATACTGACGGACCAAAAACCAAACCTAAGTTTGGTTATGAACGTCAAACAAGAGAAAATGTTCAGCTATATGTTTATGCTGGTAATACAGCTGGTAATAACATAATTTCGGTTTCTTATAACGATGGTGCTCAAAATAACGTAGCTAACATCGGTGTTTCAGCAGGACAATATGTATATTTTTGGGCTAACGGATTTAATGCAAACAATGGAGGCCAATCTGGTAATGGTATTCCAGGATTCTTTGCATCAAATACACAGGTTAGTTCGATTAGTGGTAATACAATCACATTAACAAATAATTTATTTGGTGTGGTTAACTCTGGATGGGGTGTCGAATTTGACAAGTCTATTGCATGGCCTTCACCAGCAAATACATATTTCTACGATACCATTCTTATTACTACAACAAGAGCAGCAAATACTACAACCGCTAATGGTGCAATTGCTAACATTGGTAATTTAAATACAGGTTGGAATAAAATCACTAAAAAGGTTAATAATGATGGTACTGTTCGTTATTTGAAAGAAACTTTAGTTGCATTAGCTAACTCTTCTGCTTCTAATACCAATTCAGGTAACACAACTGCCGGCCAGATTGTCTCTGGTCTATAATATAGGGGGATTTTTATCCCCCTTTAATTATGCAAAATTTAACTGAAGATAATTTTCTGATATATGCAATGAAGTGTTACATGTCACCTCATTGCATTTTATCGGAGTTTGAAGGTGACATTAAAAGAACGAAGTATCTTAAAAGGTTGTTTCGTAAATATAAAGTTACCAAAATTCTCAAAGAAAGATTGATACTAAATCACATCATTTTATTGAATAATGTTTTTGGTCCTGTAGCCACAACAAGAATTTTATTCTATAAGATTGATGAAAGGGATTATGATATATTGAAAACATTTTTATGTTATCTTAGAATAATGCCAGAAGAAATAGATGGTATTAGAGGAAAAAATATAAATTCTTATGATATACCTATAGACCCCATTGTTGCAGAGATACTACTAAGCATATGAAGACATTTAAAGAACTCAGAGAAGATTTAAAGAAATCTTGTTGGAAAGGTTATACCGCAATTGGTACTAAAAAGAAAGGTGGTAAAACAGTTCCTAATTGTGTTCCTGAAGAAGTTCAGTTAGATGAAAAGTCAGCTGCATGGAAACGCAAAGAAGGTAAAAGTCCTACTGGTGGTTTGAATGCAAAAGGTATTGCATCATACCGTAGAGAAAATCCAGGTTCTAAATTAAAAAAGGCTGTTACAGGTAAAGTAAAACCTGGTAGTAAAGCTGCAAAACGCAGAAAGTCATTTTGTGCAAGAATGAGTGGTATGCCTGGTCCTATGAAGAAACCTAATGGTGAACCTACAAGAAAGGCTTTATCTCTAAGAAAATGGAAATGTAGATGAAAACATTTAAACAGTTTGTAACCGAAGAAGAAGATAGAAAATCAATACACTTTAGTGAAAAGGGTGCTATAGCTCACGCTAAAAAATTAGCAACAAGTGGTTATAAAAATGTAAGAATGGATTCAAATCATAAACCTGGATTTGGTACCATTCATGTGGTCAGTCATGACGGTAAAGATTTAAAAGAAGATGGAATGGGTGCCGGAGCAGTTGCCGGTGGCCCAACCAACGTAGTTGGTGGTGGTGCAATTGCTGGTAGCGGGGGAAAAGGAGGTGAACCTGGCGTTGACCTTCGAAAGCGTAAGAAGAAAGTTTCTGATCCTAGAATGCCAATGGGTATAGGTAAAAGAAAGGATTTCTAATTATGCCTTATACACTTGATCAAGCCATTCAATTGGTGAAAAACAATTTTGGTTTTGAACCAGAAGTAAAGTATGAAAAGAATGTATTGTTCATTAGAGTTGGTGGTATAGATAACGTCAGTCTAGCCAAATATATAAGAGAAAAGATCAATTATCTGAAAATAACAGTTCAAGAAAGAGAAGGTTATAAATTCTCCGACTCAGAATGGATTAAAATTGAAAAACAGGAAAATGAACATTCTCAAGTTGTTTATACTAACGGCAGGAATGTTGTTTTCTATTAGTTGTGCAAGATATGAAGGTTTTAGTGATTGTACAGTAGAACCTAAAATGAATAGTGAATTAATGCAGTATTATGGCAAAAGGGATTATGAATCGGGTACACCATTAACACCAAAACAAGGATTGCAGGTGTTAATGGGTACTCAAGCAGTTCTTGGTTGTAAATTTACTGGTCTGTAACTTTAGTGGCATCAATTGTCGCTTCAAGTCTATTGATGTAAGATTTAATTACATCATCTCTCATCAACAATTGTTGTTTAGTATCACTCGGTACACATGATAGATCGGAACCTTTCACCTTAGGAAAATCAGGTCTAACAGGCCTCTCTAGCGGTATCGGCATATAAACATATTTGATTTTTGGTTCTTGGTGGGCACAACCACTAATCATTAAAAAAGTTATCAGGATTAGGTTTTTTAGTTTTTGCATTTTTCTTTTCCTTTACTATCTTTTCAACTTTTTCTGCATGATCATCCAACATAGTTTGAATTTCTTCTTTAGATGGAGTTTCATTAATTATGCCATTATTATTATCTTTAGTAAAGACACCAATTAAACCAACAAGTGTCATACCAGCAGTAGCAATAGCTTGCTTTTCTTCTTCAGACAAAGCAAATCCTACAGCTGTTACCAACCAAATAATACCTCTCCAGGTACTAGGTTCTTTCAATCTTTCTAGAATGTAGGATATTACTTCATTCATGTTCTTACTTCTTTGCGTTTAACCAAGCAACTGCAAGTTCGATACCAAGGTTGATTAAATTATTTGTAGTATCAACACCGATCTTTGCCAATTGAGCAACAGCAGCATTCTTCTTTTCAGTTCCAGATAAAATCTTTGATTCTTGTGCAATAACAGCAGCTTTAATTTGATCAAATACACCTGAACCTAAAATTAGATTAGCCGCAATAGCAATAAGAGTAGCATTCATTTTATTTCTCCTTAATTATATTAAAATGGGGTTGTATCAACACTATTTATAAATAAAGATGTTCATTATAAATTTCGAAAGGGATTCTCATGTCTGATAGTAACGTAGAGTTAAAGGTTGACGTTGGTGTTTTAAAAACACAAGTAGCGTCATTAACAACACTCTGTCAAAAAATGGATTTGATTATTGAGAAGATTGTGAATCAACAGGACAGATATAATTCACAAATATACCAAGAAATGGAAAACAGAAGAACTGAAAAGAACGCTGAACTCAAAGAAGTTCATGATCGAATCGACACCATTATAGACAAGGTTCAGATTACCGAACTTCGTATAATGGAAGAAATAAAAGAACTTAAACTACAAATCGAAAGAAACAGTAAAAAAGATCAAGAAGCAATTAATAAATTAAATCAATGGAAGTGGACCGTTGGTGGTGGAATAATTGTACTCTCATGGTTGATTTCTCATATGGACTCTGATATAATAGCCAAGATCATCAACTAAATTCTTCTTATTGTTATGAGTGTATACATTGACCGCAGTTTTCTGCTTCGGATTTCACCGAGGCTTTCAAAGTTCACACAGAAAAAGGATGACCTGTACAACTTCAGGTGTCCTCTGTGTGGAGATTCACAGAAAAATAAAAATTTAGCTCGTGGTTATATCTACCGCAAGAAAAATGATTATTTTTATAAATGTTGGAATTGTGCCGCATCAATTTCATTCTATACTTTCCTAGAAAAGGTTGAACCATCTATGGTCAAGGAATATTCCTTGGAGAGATATAAGAATGGTGAAACTGGAACTCATAATTACAAGAAACCAAAATTTCAAGAATTCAAGAACACACCAGTCTTCAAGAAGAAGACAAAAATCAATCTAAAATCTATCAAACAATTACCTGATGGCCATTTTGCCAAAGATTACTGTATCAATAGACAGATACCACAAAATAAATTATCAAACCTATATTATTCACCAGATTTTAAGAAATTCATTGAAGAACTTGGTGTAGAAAAGAAAGGTCTAGTTGACAACGACAAAAGACTTGTTATTCCTTTCTATGACAAAGAGGGACAACTCACCATGGTACAGGGTAGAGCTCTTGGTGAATCTAAGATGAGATATATCTCGGTTAAGATATTGGATGACACCAGGAAAGTCTTTGGAGTCGACCAGGTCAACGAAGAAGAAATGATCTATGTCGTAGAAGGCCCTATCGATTCTCTCTTCCTAGACAATTCGGTCGCAACTGCGGATTCTAATCTAACCTCTATAACAGAGGTGTTTGATAAATCTAAAGTAACACTAATATTTGATAATGAACCCAGAAATAAAGAAATTGTCAAATTGATGAATAAGGCTATCGAAAATCATTATAATGTAGTTATTTGGCCTGAAATGATTACAAGAAAAGATATCAACGAAATGATTTTAGATGGATTTACAAAAGAAGAACTCCAAGACATTATACATAATAACACATTTGTTAATTTGAGAGCGAAAATGGAGTTTGTAAATTGGAAGAAGATTTAAAAAAATGGATTGATAGAGTATCAATAAAACAACCTGAATTGGGTGGATTACCAGTATGTCCTTTTGCAAAGAAAGGAGTGGAAAATAGAAAAGTTTCTTACGCTAACATTTACAAAGACCCTAGAGCATTCATGCTCAACTTCATAGAAATTGTTAATGATTTTGAACTTATTATATTCTATAATGAAGATAAAACATTGACAGACGATGAATTAAAGTGTATAATTAAAGACCTTCAAGTTGTCAGACCTGATATGATTTTTCTTAAAGATCATCCAGACACACCAGGTCACATCAATGGCATCAACACTGGTAACGGTGTCTACCCTATCATTCTTGTACAACCTAGAGACAAATTGGAGGAAGCAAGAGAAAAGTTAAAGAAAACAAAGTATTATGATTATTGGGACGAAGATTATTTAAAAGAAATATGGAGTTATGGTAGTGAAAGTTGAATTGTTTAGTCATACGATGGAAGAATCCGGATTGAATCTTCTTGAACAAATTGCTTATGTTGCAAGAGTATCAAACCCATCTAATCAAAATAACCACGAAACTGCTGAGAAGTTGGTGAACTATCTAATCAAGCATAAACATTGGTCTCCCCTTGAAATGGTAGACGTTGCCCTCGAAATTGAAACTACCAGAGACATTGCTCGTCAGATTCTAAGGCATCGTTCCTTTGTCTTCCAGGAGTTCTCCCAACGGTATGCTGACCCAACTCAAGACCTTGGTTTTGTTACAAAAGAAGCAAGATTGCAAGATCCAAAGAACCGGCAGAATAGTATAGAAATACCAAACCTCCCACTCCAAGAACAATGGGAGACACAACAAAAAATCATTACAAACGCTGCACAGGTTGCATATAAATGGGCCATTGCAAATGGCATTGCAAAGGAGCAAGCAAGATCAGTTCTTCCAGAAGGTCTAACTGTTTCTAGAATGTATATGAAGGGTTCTATTCGTTCTTGGATTCACTATATACAGATACGTTCGGGCATCGAAACACAAAAAGAACACCGTGAAGTTGCTATTGCTTGTGCAGAAGCAATTAAACCTATCTTCCCTATGATTAAGGAGTTTATTAATGAATAGTTATGATGATGTAAAGGTTTTTATGGAAGCATGTGATCAATTGGAAACCGGATTCGGACAACAATCCAAGTTATACTTGAAACTCATTGCTGAAGAATATACCGAACTTTTGGATGCCTTTTCACAACAAGATATTGTAGAAATTGCAGATGCTTGTGCTGATCTTAAATGGGTTATCGAAGGATTGGAACACACTCTAAATATTCCGCAACAAGAAGTCTGGGATGAAGTTGCAAGAAGTAATCTACAAAAGATTGGAGAAGATGGTAAGGTCCTAAAGAGGTCCGACGGTAAGGTACAGAAACCAGAAGGTTGGACTCCTCCAGACATTGCATCAATTTTTAAAGAATAATAATAGGCGAAGAAGTATGGAAGAATATCTTGGAATTAAAATTGATCTGGAAAAAGATAAACTTTTTGATGAATTGGGAATCAAAAGGTTAAAAGAATCTTATATGAAAGATGAGGAAATATCTCCTCAACAAAGACTCGCTTTTGTTTCCAAGTTTTTTAGTTCCAATCTTGAACATGCACAAAGACTATATAATTATTCTAGTGATCATTGGTTGTCTTACGCAACACCCATTCTTTCATTTGGCCGAAGTAAAAATGGATTGCCAATTTCCTGTTTTTTAAATTTTATTGAAGATACTGCGGAGGGATTAGTTGAAAACCTTTCTGAAACCAATTGGCTTAGTATGCTGGGTGGTGGGGTTGGCATTGGCTTTGGTATTCGTTCCGCTGATGACAAGTCTACTGGTGTTATGCCACATCTTAAAATCTATGATTCAAGTTCTCTTGCGTACCGTCAGGGGAGAACTCGTAGGGGTTCATATGCTGCTTATCTCGATATTTCGCACCCCGACATAATTCCATTTTTAGAAATGCGTAAACCAACGGGTGATCCTAATGTCCGTTGTTTAAATTTACATCATGGTATTAATATTACAGATGATTTCATGCAGATTATTGAAAACTGTATGGTCGATCCTAATGCAAATGATGATTGGCAATTAGTTGATCCTAACACAAAAGAAATTCGTGAAGTAGTATCTGCAAAGCATTTATGGCAGATGATTATGGAACTACGTATGCATACTGGAGAACCATATTTACATTTCATTGATACTAGTAATAGAATGCTACCACAATTCCTAAAGGATAAAGGTCTAAAGGTAAATCAATCAAATCTGTGTTCCGAAATCATCCTACCTACCAATGAAGAGAGAACGGCCATTTGTTGTTTATCATCCTTAAATCTGGAATACTTTGATGATTGGAAAAATAATAGTCTTTTCCTTAAAGATGTTGCTGAGATGCTCGATAATGTTCTTCAGTACTTTATTGACAATGCACCTGATACTATTTCTAGAGCAAGATATTCGGCTCAGAGAGAGCGTTCTATTGGTGTTGGGGCTCTGGGCTTCCATGCCTATCTACAATACAATAGTATTCCTTTTGAAGGTGTTATGGCTAAAGTTGCAAATAATAGGATCTTCAAACATATTAAAGAAGGATTAGACGTTGCAAATCAAGAACTTGGTTCGGAAAGGGGAGAAGCTCCTGATGCTGTTGGTACTGGTCGTAGATTTAGTCATGTCATGGCTATTGCTCCAAACGCTTCGTCATCCATTATTGTGGGAAACACTTCTCCTAGCATTGAGCCTTATCGTGCTAATGCTTACAGACAAGACACATTATCAGGTTCCTACCTCAATAAGAATAAGCACTTAGATAAGGTTATTCATGATTATCTACAAAACGGTAATACTGATATCGGAATTAATAGAGAAGAATTGGATAGTATCTGGTCTTCCATTATCGCTAATGATGGTTCAGTTCAACACCTAACCTGGATGGATGATCACACTAAAGACGTATTTAAAACATCAATGGAAATTGACCAAAGATGGGTTGTAGAATTAGCAGCTGATAGACAAAGGTATATCGACCAATCACAATCATTAAATTTATTCTTTAGACCTGATGCACACATTAAGTATATTCATGCAATGCATTTTATGGCATGGAAGAAAGGTGTAAAGACATTGTATTATTGCCGTTCAGAGAAGATTGGCAAAGCAGATAAAGTGTCTAAGAGAATTGAACGTGAAGTTATCAAAGAACTTGATATGACACAAATTGCCCAAGGTAACGATTGTATTGCATGTGAAGGATAATATGATTAAAAAAGTAGAAACTAGATTAACAGATGAAAGAACTTACTTTAAACCTTTCAATTATGCTTGGGCATATGACGCTTGGTTAAAACATGAACAATCACATTGGCTTCATACGGAAGTTCCAATGTTAGAGGATGTAAAAGATTGGAAAAAGAAATTATCAAATGAAGAAAAACGATTCCTTACTCAAATTTTTCGTTTCTTTACTCAAGGAGACATTGATGTTGCTGGCGGTTATGTCCGCAATTACTTGCCTTATTTTCCTCAGCCGGAAATTCGTATGATGCTATTGGGATTCGCCGCTAGAGAATCCCTACATATTGCCGCATACTCCCATTTAATTGAAACCCTCGGTCTTCCAGAAACTACTTACAACGAGTTTATGGAATATGCCGAAATGAAGGAGAAACACGATTATGTTCTGGAACTTTCGTCTAAAAATGGCGATGCTGCTAGCACTGCTACTCACATTGCTGTTTTCTCCGCATTTACAGAAGGAATGCAGTTATTTTCTTCCTTCATTATGCTTCTCAATTTCCCCAGACACGGAAAAATGAAAGGAATGGGTCAGATTGTAACTTGGTCTATTGTTGATGAAACTCAACATACTGAATCAATGATTAAATTATTCAAGACCTACATAGAAGAAAATCGTGAAATCTGGAATGATGAATTGAAGTCCAGAATTTATACGATTGCAGAAAGAATGGTTGAACTTGAAGACAAGTTCATCGACTTAGCATTTTCTACAGGTGCAATGGAAGATTTGTCATCTGAGGATGTTAAGAAATACATTCGTTACATTGCTGATCGCCGATTGATCTCTCTGGGACTCAAGGGTGTCTTCAAAGTGAAAAGGAATCCACTACCTTGGGTAGAGGAGATGATTAACGCTCCAACTCATACCAACTTTTTTGAAAATCGTGCAACAGATTATGCAAAAGGTGCATTATCTGGAAGTTGGGGTGATGTGTGGGCCTAATAAGGAAAAACAATGTCACTATACAAACAAATCAATGGAGATTGTAGTAATTGTGAATCAGAATTTGTAATTAATTATACTGATATGTTAGCAGCAAAAGAATATCCAGAATATTGCCCTTTTTGTGGTGAACCCATCGAAGAATTGTCTGAAGACTATATAGAAGAGTCTGAAGATGAATTTGACGATGAGGAAACATGGCATTAGAATGGAAATATAAAGATAATACTTTTACTGAAGATATGATAGGTGATAATTATGGATTCGTCTATATTATCACCAATTTGACCAACAATAAAAAATACATAGGAAAGAAATTCTTCTATTCATCTAGAACCAAACAGGTTAAAGGTAAAAAGAAGAAGATTAAAATCAATAGTGATTGGGAAGTATATTATGGATCAAATGGTGAATTGCAAAATGATGTAAATGAATTAGGCAAACAATGTTTTTCTAGAGAAATTATACACTTATGTAAATCAAAGGGTGTATGTGGTTATCTAGAAGCTAAAGAACAGTTTATTCGTAATGTACTTGAATCTGATGACTATTATAATTCATGGATTATGGTTAGAGTCAGAAAATCTCATCTAAAAGGAATTTAAATGCTTCCAATGTTAGAACCTATTAAAAATCAAAAATATGATTGTCTTACATTTCTACCTAGCAGAGATGATAATGTTAATGTAGAAGCTAGTGTACTCATTGAACGTGGTGAAAAAATCGGTGGTAGTTCAATGGGTGATTCGTATGATATTGTGTTATTTAAAGAAGGTGACGAAGGCCCAACACACATCGATAGATTTAGTGCTATATTGGGTTGCCCTCTAGAATATATTTCATTTCTAATACCTGCTGGTTGGTATGGATTAATTGTAAGAAAAACAACAACCTCAGATGAAATTGGTGATGACCTAATGAAACAACTGGTCGAAGAAACTGCTTGACGTTTGACTTTTTATGTGTTAGAATGACTTCCTAACTTTTATGGAAAAATTATGATACTCGTTGACCTAAATCAAGTTTTGTTGTCTGGTCTGATGGCACAGATTTCAAATCAAAAGAACTTCAAACTGGAAGAGGATCTCATTAGACATTTGATCCTCAATATCCTTCGTAACCACATCAAATCTTTCAAAAAAGACTATGGTGAAGTTGTCCTTTGTTGTGACAACCGAAAATACTGGAGAAAGGAATACTTTCCATTCTATAAGGCCAGTAGAAAGAAGAACCGAGAAAAGTCTGATCTGGATTGGCATCTTATCTTCGATATGTTGGCCAAGTTTAAGACAGAACTCAAGGAAAACTTCCCTTACAAGGTTATTGATGTGGAAGGTGCAGAGGCTGATGATATTATTGGCACTCTGGTTCCTAGACACATTGCACATGAGAATATTGTCATCATTTCAAGTGACGGTGACTTCCTTCAGTTGCAAAAATACAACACAGGCAAGTATACTGTAAAGCAGTATAATCCTGCTCAGAAGAAGTTTATTAAATCAGAAAACCCTGAACTGGAACTCAAGGAAAAAATTATTCGTGGTGATAAAGGTGATGGAATTCCTAATATCTTTTCTCCTGGTGATTGTTTCGTAAAAGACATTAGACAGAAACCAATTTCTAAGGTCTCTTTAGAAAAACTCCTGAAAGAGGATCTTCTAAATTATACTATAGAAGGTGTTAAAATCGGTTTTTCTAGAAATCAACACTTGATTGACTTGTCTTTTATTCCAAAGGAAATAAAAGAGAGAATTATAAATAATTACGAAGAAAACAAACCTGCCACTAAACAAAAACTTTTTAATTATTTTATTGATAAAAAATTAATGAGCTTGATGGAAGTAATTGAGGAATTTTAATGAAGAATATGTATGAAGTCTTTGATGAATTTGATGCAGCATTGACTAAAAATCAGAAAATGAAAGTTATAGAGAATAATTTATCAAAAACTCTATATGAAGTATTGCTTTTGACATTTCACCCCGATTTTCGATGGAAAGTACATTCCATTCCAGAAAATTATAAAGTTCCTGATACCAAACCAGGAATATCTTATTGCCAGTTAGGAACAGAACTAAGAAAGTTGTATCTGTTTAGGGCTGGAGATCCAGCAGCTGAAAATTTATCACCTCGTAAACAAAATGAGTTGCTTCTACAACTACTAGAGTCTTTGGAACCTAGAGAAGCTGAGGTTGTTGCTGGTATTTTCAGAAAAAATCAAGGTGTTGATGGTTTAACTTATGCATTTGTCAAGGAAGCATTCCCTGATATGCTACCGTAACGTGTCCGGTAGTAAAATAAAGACATTAACATGAAATTGGAGTAAAAAAGTGTCTAAAAATCTCGTAAGTGTTCATAAAGAACATCTATATGATGATGAATATGAAGGATTTGGTGGAAATTTTATTAAAACCAAGAAGAAACCGAGTGAATCAGTTGAAGTTAAACGTGCTAAGAACGTAACAACAACAAGATTCAAACCAAAAGCATACAAAAATCATAATATCGAAGAAGACTACTATTACGATTGATTAAAATTTGACATTTTTTGGGTTTTGTGTTAAAATATGGGTGAACTTAACACAAAGGTGATTTTTATGATGATTTATTGCTCTGTTCCTAAGCACAAACCCAAACGCAAGCCCAAAAATGTCATATCGAAACCAAATGTTTCTAAAAAAGTAGAAACTAAGAGGCTGTCTAATTACAATCTGTCTATTCCTAGTGACAGAGTTGCACCTTTTTACCCTTCAGTAGACACCGGATATAGCGGAGCTCACGGAAAGTCAGGTATTATGCGTAATTATGACAAACTTTCTGATTCTGATCGTAAGATTGTTGATAAAGTTGGTCAATGTCTAGCACCACTACACAAAGGAAACTATGTTTATGTCTCTGAAGGCATGAATCCAGCTTCTCTTGGTCGTAAGAATGAGGTTTTGTAATGTTTCCTGATAATGAAGAAGAACTTTTTGAAGAAGATGAAGACGAAATGTATGCGGATTATACAGACGAAAACTTAAAAGATGAACTGGCGATGTTTAACATGATGAAATCTCTTAAACTTGCTGGTAAAAACGTGATGATTATCAACCAACAGTATTATTACTAATGAAAATTAAGCTTGATATTATTGATGGAAACATTTTGCTCTTTAAATTCAAGAACATGAAAGAGATTTCTCTTACTTTCTTCAGAGCACAAGAATATTATGAGTCTCAAAGTGATAATTTTCTTAACAAAAAGTTCTCCGTTTTTGATTTTCTTAAAGAAAATATGGACAAAAATGGATTTGTTGATTACTTTAATATGTGGGAAGGTTACAACATACCAGGACACATCTTCAATGAATGGATTTCTTTGTTTAAGTTCGATGAACTAACTGAATTTGAACAGGAATTGTATCATCTTGTAAGAGAATATGGTCCAAGAGAAGGTGCCTTCTACATTATTGCTGCTCTTGAGAAAGATAAGAACACAATTGATCATGAGTTAGCTCACGCATTGTTCTATTTGAACACGATTTATCGTCAGGACGTACTGGAATTGAATTCCAAACTGTCTAGAGAGTTCTCCGATAACGAAAAACGACTGATTGAGTATCTAGACCATCTTGGATACAATAAAAATGTATACGGAGATGAAATCCAAGCGTATCTTTCTACGGAAAAGAATGCCAGATTGAAGGATACTGATGATTTTGCTCTTAAATGTACTAAGGCCTTCTTAGAACATGTAGGAAAATACAGGAATTGCCTAAAAATGTACAAAGAACAGCTTGACAACCGTGTGGTTAATGTGTTATAATATCTCCACACAAAGGAGATTATATTATGTTACTTGAATCTAAATCACTTCTCGCTAAATTGATGGCTACTGAAAACCTTGTTGTTGAACAACGCAAGGTTTCTACAGCTTTGTTCGATACCAAAACCCGTGTTCTTGTTGTTCCTGTTCTGGACAAGAATATTCCACCACACACTTATGATCTTTTTATGGGTCATGAAGTAGGTCATGCACTTTGGACTCCAGCCGAAGGCCACGATATTCGTGAAAAGTATGATGTTCCACATTCTCTTGCCAATATCGTTGAAGATTCTCGTATTGAACGTAAGATCAAATACAAGTACCCAGGCCTGAAGAATTCTTTCATCAAAGGTTATCAGGATCTTATTGAACGTAACTTCTTTAACACCAAAGGTCGAAATATCGATCATATGAAATTCATTGATCGTCTGAACCTTCATTGTAAAGGTGGTGCTATTCTGAATATCCATTTTACCGATGATGAAATGGAACTGGTTCGTGAAGTAGAATCTACCGAAACCTATGATGATGTAATGAAGGTTTGTCAGAATATCAAAGAGTTCATCAAAAACAAAAGTCAACAGGAATCTAAGTTCGAATTTCCTGAATTTGATGATGAAGAAGGTGAAATTGATCATATTGATTTTGATTATGAAGATGACCTTAATGAAGAAGGTAATGATGAAGTAGAAATTGTTGATACTCCTGAAAAAGAATCATCTGAAGAAAAGAAAGAAGATGAAACTGAAGAATCTGAAACAACTGAAGAAGTAGTATCAGAAGATGAAACTGAAGAAAATATTGAAAATGATACAATACTCACCAATCAAGAAGATGACATTTCCGACCTTCTAAGTTCTGAAACTGAAGAAGCCTATCGTGATAATGAACATAAGTTGTTCTCTGATGACAATCGGACTTACACTTATGCCAATATTCCTAAGATTGATATTAATCAAAGGGTTGTAGATCATAAAGACGTTTATAGAATTTATAATTCTCAAGTTAAAGAAAATAGTTTTTATAATAATTCATACTTCTATGATGTGGAAGGTTTTCGTAAGATTCGATCTGAAATCAATACTGCTGTTTCATACTTGGTAAAAGAATTTGAAATGCGTAAATCAGCTAATCAATTGAAGAAGGCTGGTGTTTCAAAGTCTGGTGATTTGAATATGAGTAAAATCTATTCACATCGATTCAATGAAGATATCTTCAAGAAGATTACTGTAGTACCTGATGCGAAATCACATGGTCTGGTTATCTTCCAAGATTGGTCTGGTTCGATGGAATACCACCTTGGTCCGACTATGAAGCAGTTGTTTAATATCGTCATGTTCTGCAAGAAGGTTAATATTCCCTATGAAGTATATACCTTTACTGATAACCATGTTGATGATTATCCGGTTGAACAAAATAAAAAAACAGATGATATCCAAATTAGAGACTTCAAACTGTTGAATATTCTTTCATCTAGAATGTCTGCGGCTGAATTCACTAATGCGGCTTCAGCTTTGGTTTCTATTGCTACTAAAAATTTGAGAACTAGAATTTTTGGTATGGGTGGTACTCCTCTGTCAGAAGCTATTATTTCTGCCATGGAAATTGTTCCTGATTTTCAGAAGAAGAATAATCTTCAAGTTGTCAATACTATTTTCTTGACTGATGGTGAAGGTGATTCTATAAAAGGTAAGTATAATGAAACCGGACATATTGATAGTTTGAGTTCTTATGATTACAAGAGAGGTAGATCCCAGACTGTTATCATTCGTGACCCAGTTACCAAGAATCAGGAAGAATTGAAGGGTAGTCAATCAGGCACTAACGAATTGATTAAACTTTTTAAGCTTCGTACAAAGTGTAATGTTGTAGGTTTCTACATTCTTTCACCGAACGAATTCAAGAGTTATTTAAATCGTCACCTGCAAGGTATGGATACTCAAGATATTCGATCATCATTCAGTAAGAATCAATGTGCTATTATTAACAATGCGGGGTTTGATGAATACTATCTACTGAGAGTTAATAAGAAAGATGAACCTGCTGAAATTGAAGTAAAAGAAAATGCTTCAAACAAAGCTTTGGCCTCGGCATTTGCTAAATACAATCACAAACGTGGAACTTCACGGATTGTATTGAATCGTTTTATTAACTTGATTGCATAGGAAAAGATGACTAAGTATACAGTAAAGGTATCCAATGATTCTGGTCTTTCTGCCAATGTGGTGTATGTCCGTTCGGATAGACACCACAAGGTTGAATACTATAATAACCTTACCTTGATTGGTGAAGATTATTTCAATACTGAATTTGAAGCCACCAAATCAGCACAAAAATATATTAACGGAGAATTAAATGACTATCATTTCAACTTATTCCAGTGGTAACTATGAAGCTCAGGTGTCCAAGACATTTGAGGATATGTACCAGGTGTCTTATATGATTAACAACAAGGTAATTCGTAAGTCAACACACAAGAAACAGGATGATGCTGAAACTCTAGCCGAAGATTTCATCCTTGAAGGTGGTGGTGACCCTCAACTTCTCAATGAATAAAGAGAAAGAAATCACTATCAAAGAAGTGGTTGATTTCTTGATTCGTGTGTATGTGCAATTACCTCCTGATTCCAGTATGAGACAAGAAATCAAGAAATTTACATTGAAACTTAGAGAATCCGGTCGAGTCCGTTTCTAAACGATTTTTCCGGAGGGCTTTCTATGAACACCGCATTATTTGAAATATCACTAAACAACCTGAATCTGTTTTCGTTTATGCTGGGAATGACCTTTGCCTCGTTCCTCTCCTGGTATAAACGAACAGCATTCATGTATGTCGTAGCTTACTTCATGGGTCTTGCGTTTTATTATGGTACGATCAAACCAATAACTCAAACACCAGTGCAACCAGAGAAACCGAGTGTGAGTCAGTATGAATATACTCCACCTCTACCTATGCCTGAACCTAAGAGAGGAAAGAAATAATGCTTTGTCCTATCTGCACAGAATTTCAAATGACCGAGAAGGTTGATGAGAATACTGTCTACTACAAGAATAGACCTTATAAACTGACCATAGAATTCTCCTACTGTCCTCTATGTGGTGAACAGAGTAATACAGACCAACTGAAAAGAAACAAACAAAGAATGGTAGAATTAAAAGAGAGGGTTGATAATGAAGAATCCGGAATTTAATCGGCTTGCAAAGATTGTCGATCTACCACCATGGATCACGAATGATGATTCCAATCATAATGTAAACCTAGGAGTCAGAGTGGAACAGTTTGCTCTACTGGTACAACAGGATGCTTATAATGAAGGTTTCGAAAAAGGTTATGCACAGGCCTTAGAAGACTTTAAAAATGAAATTGAAATTAACATAAAGAGATTAGAGAAATGAAAGTATCCCTTATCGTATGTGGTATCTCTTATGGTGGTATCAGAGATTTTCGCCATTGTTTCCCCAATATCAAAAGAAACATCATTGACCCTCTCAAAGAGATTTCTGAGTTATCAGTATACATCACCACATATAAACATGAATTTCTAAATGAAATGATTGGACTATATGAAGCTCAACAATGTTTTATTTTTGAGAATATCAATGACTCTAATAACCTGAGGACCAAGTTACAGTCAGTCAAGAATATTGAACTGATCGAAGAAGACTTTGTGGTTCATATTCGACCTGATACCCATTTCCATAAACCTATCAATGAACTGAACATCGATTATAATAAGTTTAACTTCATAGCTAAAGAAGGACATGGTGAATGGGAACTGAGTGGTGCAATTGATGATAACTTTTATTGCTTCCCCGGTAAGTATAAGGGTGCATTAATGCAAGCTTTGATTGATGCAAGAGATTATAACCAACCACACCAGAATACACACTTTATTTACCCACAACTACTACAGTATATACCAGAAGATCAGTTTCATTTCATAGAAGAAAAAAGTTATGACTGTGTATCCTATTGTAATAAGGTATATACGATTTGCAAACCTAATCTGACCTCTTCAACCTTTTTGAGTCTAGAGAATATCCACCAAGAAGTCATTGACCGCTGGGGTAATTGATATGGTAAACGATAATGCGAACCCTCGTATAGTTCAATGGATAAGTGATGAGATTGATAGTAGTGTATTAGAGAGTCTTAGAGAACATTATAGAATGAAAGCTCTGAGGACCAAGTTGTATATTAAACCTACCAGAAAGTCCGGCCTCCGCAAAAAATTTTGGGATCACAAGAAGTAAAATTGAAAATTTCTCTGGTTCTCTGGGGAGCCGGAGAAAAAAATTGGAAATAAAGAGTTTGGGCCAGGATGAACTTTTCTTAGCTACGCTCACTTCGTTCGCTTCACTCACCATTATATCATAAGTCGCTGTCACTTGTCAAGCGTTTTATTTCACTCGCCCTGGTTGCCACCGCTATTCTTTTGTGATAACCTCCTCCTCCACAAGCAGACAGGACCACGACTGATATTCTCTTATAAGCCAGACTCGCCCTGGTTTGCACCTCTCATAAGCAATCGTTATGCTTTTTCTTGCCCTGGCTGGTTGCCATCCTGAACCACCTATGAGACAATATCCCCATAGTTTGAGAGAAATTAGAGAGAAATAGAAATGGAAAATGTATTAGTATTCTTGGGTAGTTTTGGTCTCGCTGCTTTTCTGGTAGTATATTCAGTATTAGTAGTGAATAAAGTATTCAATGAATTGGACAAGTAATAGAGAGAAAAAGCAAATGGTTACTGTATTATTATTGGTTGTTGTATTCCTTGGATACTTCTCTTATACTGACTATCTTGATAATGTCAAGAAAAAGGAATATAATGAATGGTTAAAGCGGGAATGGGCAGATAAGGATAGTCTGTAATAGGAGAATAGAATAATGGAACACGATTACTATAAAGAGTTTATGTCATACTATACTCCACCTGGTACTCCTGAGTATACTGTAGATAAGGTATTAACAGTCGATGAAATGCTTGAATATACTCTGAATAGTCTGAATGATACTCTGAGAAGGGTATTGGTACCGACTGTTTCTTCCGATGAAACAGACTGTTAACCAAATGACAGCTTGACATCCTCACCAGTTCTGATAGACTGGTCACACATTAAGAGAAATTGAATAGGAAATATATTATGAAAAGCGTTAATGAAAATCGTGAAAGAATGCACCTTGAATTATCACTGGCTGTAGCTCAGTTTGAATTGGAGAATAAAGTAACCTATTGCAAACCGCAAAAGAATAAGGTTAACCGGTCAGTAAGAGGTAAATCCAAACTGGTATTTGGTACTTCTGAACCAGTTAATCGTCCAAGTAATGCTTGGGATGTTCTTCTGACTGCTTAATAGAGGTATTATATCATGTATATCAAATTTAATAAGCATTGGAAACTCTGGGTTGTATATAATAACCAAGACAAAGCAGTAGCATCATTCAAAGAGTTTTATGAAGCAGATAGGTATATTGGACAATGAATACTAATAGAACTAGAACAGTTACCCGTTCAATACCCTATACCGTTACCTATTCAGTTAATGGTCAGGTAAAGAAAAAGAGATTCAAAGAGGTAGATTCTGCATGGAAATATCTCAAAGAGGTAAATGGTTCACTTTGTTTTGGATTTAGAATCGGATAAACAGCAAAACCGCAATCAGAGGCGGTTCTTTTTAAATTAATAGGTATCTTCCTGATACCATTGTGTATACCAACAATACTCTGTGAATAAACTATATCAGTCGTGTTAGTGATTACTGCCTTAGCTAATGTAACAAGCAATATAGTGTATTAACAATAGTATTTATAACAGTTTCGTTTTTGGTACTACACCGCTATTATACCATATGGAGAATAAAATGTCAAGTATTAAATTGAGTGATGATTGGTTTGAACCTCTGGAATATGCACCGGAGAATGTTATTTGTGAAGTATTAGAGGAGGATGAGGATGTTATTGATAAGCCATATTTTGGTATTGATTATGATTCTGATAGGTTTAGTGAAGATTCCTTTTCAATCTGGGCGGATATCTGATATAATCAAGTAAATACTGGTTGACTTCTGAGAGTATATGTGATATAATGGAAAAATATTCGTTGTATACTCTCACTAAGTCGGACATAGCCTCTAATAGTCTATTATAATACTAGAGGTATTATGAATCAATCACTTAGGTCACTATATCTGCGACTCTCCAGCGCACGGTCCATAGTACGTCCATATTACAGTATTTTTACTGGATTTCTTCTTATAAATCAATAGGTTACACTTGCGACATTGGTTGGATTGTTTCTCGGTTGTTTATAGTCTATTTCTTCTCGGTTTACATTATCCTATTGCCTTTCCTACGGATATATGAGACAATCCTTCCATGATGAAAGTGAAAGCAAATACAAAGAAAGAGACGGATTTAGTATCTGATTGGTTAACCCGATTCGGTATTAATCATACTATTAACGGGTTTACTATTCAATTCGGTGTCATTGAATACCATGAATGGTTGATTATTAAATCAGCTGTTCGACTGAATACTGATATGGTTATTGACCATTTGGAGATTGTGTAATGAATGTTACTATTGGTTTTGATGTTAGTATTAATAAATGGACAGTATGTCGAAATACTGTTATTCTTGATAAGTTTGATTTCTTTTCTACCGCAGTCGATTATTGTGATTGGAAGGATTATACATGGGGTTGGAGATAATGGCTAACGACTATATGGTAAGTGATTTGACTTGGGATCAATTATATGATGAAGTATTAAAGGGTAATGTCTCTCGGGATGAATTCCTGGATTATCTTGTAATGACCTCTAAAGAATCCTATAATGATGGACTTAGGGATGGTCTTTATGATACAACGATTAAGGATGGTGAATAATGAATGAAGAAATGTATAATGAAATATATGACCAAGCCACTGGTTTGTTTCAGACATATAATAATAAAGTAAAAGGTCAACAGGTATCCAATGTGGATAATTTTGACTATTGGGTAATGTATGTTGCATATCAAAAGGGATATGACGATGGTTATAGTGAAGGGTATGAGGATGGTACTAATGACTGAATTTCAAATTGAATTGAGGGCACTCCTTAATAAGTATAAGGCCACTATTTCATGGGGTTGTAGTGAATGCTCTGACCTTCATGGTGTATATGATGAGCATATGATAGTATGTGATATCAATGGTAATACACTATTGAAATTGGACGGTGCTACCATTAGTTGTTATGAGATTGATTTGGAGTATGATTAATGAATTGGAATGAATTTGAATCTATTATTGAGGCTGCCAATATCCAATCCAGATTATATACTGAGGATTGGGCAGAATTAGAAAAGGCATTCAATAAATGGAAAGAAAAGAAAGACGAAGAAATTAGATTGAATTGTATTCTGACCTTATTGAAATGAATAATGAATGATATTGAAGTCCAATCCAAGTTTATTGCAGAACTCAATAACCTACTGAAGAAATATAAGGTTACAATGAGTATTGAGTATGCCGACAGGGGTGATCCTGAGGATCGTATCAATTTCTGGGCATATGCACAATATGATGAAAATCATAATCTGATTGCAGAACATATTGATTATAGAACTAAAGAAATGGGATGGTGAATAATGATATACATTAAATCTTGGATTAAAAGAACTGATGGTGGTACCACAGTCTATTATTATGAGGGGATATTCTTATTCGGGTTTATTCCTCTTTATGTTAAACGTATCAAAAAGACCTGGTAACGGTGTCATTTCCACCAATACGGTTCAATAGCTTACCTCACCAATTCCTTCCTCCTTGCATCCTCTTGAATGGTGTTGGTGTATGGTGTCACGGACACAACCAGGGCACCTCTCTGATTGTTTACTGGATCGCCAACCATTGTTTCATGGATGAGCTTGATCCGGGGCTTGACTTCCTCCGTCCTTCTGATACAATCCGTCCATAGTTTGAAGAAATTGATTAGGAGATTAAATTATGAAAGTTTATGTGGTTGAATATGGGTATTGGGATGATGGTGAATTGATTGGCCTATTTACTTCTGCGGCTGTTGCTGAGAAGTATATCGAACAGTCTATTAAGACCTGTTTTGGTCAGAAGGCTGATATTGATAAGTATCGGTCACGGTATTCCGTTTCTATTGAAGATGTTATTGGAGAATAATGTGATTGTTTCTTCCTGGTTAGCAGACTGTTTCACGATTGACAGCTTGACTTCCGGGCCGGTTCTGATACAATCTTTCCATAGTTTGAAACAAGTTAGGAGAAAATCAAATGGCATACATTAATCAAAATGAAAAAAGAGAATTGGCACCGTCTATTAAAGCGGTACTCAAAAAGTATAAAATGAAGGGTACCGTAGCGATCCGTCATCATTCTACTCTGGTTGTTAATATCAAGAGTGGTAAGCTCGATATTATTCAGAACTGGTTTGATACTGTAACCAAAAAGGGTACCGTAAACAGTTATGGTGATATTATGGCTAAACCGGAATATATGCAGGTTAATGAGTATTGGATCAATGAGAATTATTCCGGAATTGTCCGTGACTTTCTGAATGAACTAGTATCTGCAATGAAAGGTGAAAACTGGTTTGATAAGTCAGATATTCAATCCGATTACTTCCATATTAAACACTATGTTAGTGTGAATGTTGGTAACTGGGACAAACCGTATATTGTTGAGGGTTAATACTATGTGTGAAGATTATGATGTATATGAATATGATGAATGGTATTGGGATTCTATTCCTTGTGATGATATCTATGATACTGCTGAAGAAATTGGTTTAAAGGATTGGGATGAATAAGATCGACTATAAGAATTTGGACGTATTTGTTGGATATTGTTGGGATTTCTATAACCCTGATGATGGTATCTATCCGTATAATTGGTCGAGGGAATTGGTATATTCAGCTTGTCTGATTCGAAGCAATATGGAAGACTATTGTGGTGATAGTGTAGACAGGGAGTGGGTCAGGGATTTGCTCTTGAATAGTGTTGGTGAATAATATGAAAGATAATTTGACTACCTATAGGGTTACTATTGATATAAAGACCACCAGTTCCCGTAAGGCACTATTAGAATGGATACCTGCCGCTATTTGGGATAACCTAGAACCCGAGAATGGTGAAGAAATTGTGGAAATATATGTTGATGAAATGAGGGACTAATGTATTTTGATGATAATTTTCAAGTAATGTTTGCATACCATATCGATTGGGCATTACATTTCCACATGGGGGTTTAATATGCCATATATTAGAGTAGACGCTGAAGTGGATATGCACGATATTGATTGGGCATATATTGTCGATCATGTCGAAGATTGTGGATACTGTATTGTCAATCCAATGGTTATTAAACATATAGTAGAAACCAAAGATACTGGTGGTGATTGGGAATCACTAATGAGGGATTTTGTATATGATACCACTGGCAAGTATTGGTCATGAATGAATTAGACCTATTAGAGGATTATTTCTCACCAGTATCCAATAAACCTATTACCCGAGAATTGGTCAATAGGGTATATAATATGCGTGATACCTTTGCATCCATTCTTGATGAACATGGTACCGAGATTGACGGAACGCTAAGAATTAAGATGGCCAAGGCGGAACTGGTTCTGAACCGTGTGGCCATTCTTATGGATCAGTCACTTACCGACTAGAATCCTTCCTCCTTGCATCCTTTCTTGATGCCCTGGTGTTCACCGTGCGGAACGCACCAGGGCACGATCCTCATTGTTCACTAAATTGCTCAGCATTGTTTCTCAAATGAGCCTGTTCCGCTGGTTGACTTCCTCCGTGGTTCTGATACAATCTTCCCATAGTAAGAAATTAATCCACTTTTTTAGGAGTCTATCATGGAAAAATTTGTTTTTGTTGTTTCTAAATTCGACCGTCTGGATATGCGGATGGGGGTGGTCAGCGACCACTTCGACACCAAGGAAGAGGCTGAGGCCTTTTGGTGGAAAACCGTACAAAGGAACATGGACCTAGTCCATAAAGGTTACAATTTTTATGTTGAATCCCTTCGGGTTGCTTAAGGAGTATATTATGACACGTTATCAAATTGATTATGGTGTTTTTGATGAAAACCCCCTTTATAAGATTTATGACAATCTGGCATTAACCTATGTCGGTGAATATACCGATTTCGATACTGCTGATGAAGATTGTTGTATTCTTAACGAAGAATGGGATAGTAATTGATGAATATGTATGCTGTATACCATTATAATGAAGGTATGGTCGTTATTGACTTTATAACCAATGATCGGCCGACTGCTATTGATAAACACCGTGAATTGGGTGGTTGGGATTCCCAATACCATATCACCCGCTGTGAAAATGTGGAGATTGTAGAATGAGTTTTAATACTAGAATGGCTGTTAATATCGTTAACCAGTTTATCCGAGATTATAATATCGAAGAAAAACAGGAAGCTTATGATGAACTAATGTCATTATTGGAAGAATACTATTCTATTGGTTATGATGTTGGTTCAAGGGATGAATATAATCAATCACAGGGTAAATGGTAATGGATTATAATGATGCAAGTGATTTGATTTGTGATACCTTTGATAAATGGTTAATTGATGAAGATATTAACCTATTCAAGAAGGATAATGTAATTGAAGCATTGGGTATATGTCTGGATGATTGTATTGAAAATGGTGATGATTCACCTGCATTTTATCAAGAACATTTTAAAATGAATGATATTAATCATATACTGCACTATATCTCTGATCGTTGGTGCTGTTCTGGTCGCATTAGGTTTATATTGGAGGTCATTGAGGAATAATATGAAACCATTTATCGTTGAATATAATGATCCCTGGGCCTGTTTTGATAGGACTACCGTTAAGGCTGATGATTATGAACAGGCATGGTTTAAAATTAAAGAGATATTAAAACCAGGCTCCGTAGTATTAAGAGTATATGAACCGGTATTTGAAGGTGAATACCTCATGCTGTGATTGTTTCCTCCTGGTTAGCAGACTGTTTACGGAATGAGCCTGTTCCGCTGGTTGACTTCCTGTCCACTTGTGATACAATTCCTCCATAGTTTGAAACATTGATTGGAGATTATATTATGAAGCTACTTACCGCACCTACCGCAAACCCCAAGGTCGCCAAAGGCCTGGATTCATCATACGCTAATTACATTCTGCACCTTGCACCCGCTGACCTTTCAGGTTATGAGACCTGCCCGAAACGGACTGCTGGTTGCACGGCGGCTTGCTTGAATACAGCTGGAAGGGGGGGTCTCATTAAAAAGGGTGAAACCACCAATAATATCCAAAAAGCCCGTATTCGTAAAACTAAATTGTTTTTTGAAGACCGGGCCACCTTTATGGCCCAATTGGTCAAAGATATTGAATTAGGTATTAAACAGTCATTGAATAAGAATCTCATTCCTGTATTCAGATTGAATGGTACTTCTGACCTACAATGGATTAAATACCCAGTGACCAGATTCGGTATTCAATTCAGTAATGTATTTCAGGCCTTTCCGGAAGTCACCTTTTATGATTATACAGCCGTCATCAATAAGAATAATCTTAATATCCCCAATTATCACTTGACTTTTTCTTCAAAGGAAAGCAATACTGATGATGTTAATAAAGCTATTGAATTGGGTATGAATGTTGCTGTAGTATTTGGTGAAAAGGTATTGCCGACAGAGTATCTTGGTCGTCCTGTTATTAATGCTGATAAAAATGACCTGAGATTCCTTGATCCAAAAGGTGTTATCTGCGGACTTATTGCAAAAGGTCGTGCAAAGAAGGACACTAGTGGTTTCGTAAAGTATCCGCAATTTGAACTTAAAAAGGTGGCGTAATATGAAAGTTAATTTTGATTATTCAGAGAATAAGGCATTATACCAAGACGGTAAATGGTATATGATTAGTGAGTCCGAATATAATCACAATCGTCAATGTGCAATTTATATTATACCCCATACAACCCCCGAGGAAAAGGTATTATATATTTTTAATAATGGTACAATAGGTCGTTCTTCAATGGAATTCTTATATGATGCCAATTATCAATATATTGGTGAAATCGATAGTATTAATTTTGGAATTGAATAATGGATAGAATTGATGAACTATTCACACAGGCAGGTGGTTATATTGAAATTGATAAGGATGGAAATCGTTGGACATATTCTCAAGAATGTGACCCTGATACCTTTGCAGAATTGATTATTCGGGAATGTATTAAATTAATAGAACCAAACGGTGAACATAGAGCAGAATCCCATCATTATTTGGGTGGACCGGAAGGTGTTGAGTTACTTGATAATATAGTGGAAACTATTAAGAAACATTTTTGGAGTGAATAATGAAGAAATGGGGTTCACATTTTGTTGATTTGGTTGGTTACTGGGCCATTGGATTCATTATGAGTAGACATTATGGTATTCATGGGTGGGATATATTCTTTCTCACACTAAACATTTTGATTATTCAATGGTTTGTCCAATTTGTAAAAGAAATCGTGGAGTATTAAAATGATTTATTCTAAATCTATTCTTATTCTTGGTGATACTGATATTGAATATGTGGTATCAAAAGAATATAACGATGATGGGTTTCCTGTTATTAACATTATATCAGACTCAAAACAAGTATTGTCCCTCTCCCATGAGGACGCAAAGGACATGGCCAAGGCGCTTTCTGAACTGGCCAACGGTTATTAGGATCAAGAACTTACGGACTCAAATCCTTCCCTCCTTCATTCCGCCATGCACCGTGAGAGTAGACCTTGATCGGTGCGTCCACGGTTGTTCACTAATCTGCTCAGCATTATAGCACGGATCAGTGCTAATCCGGGGCTTGACTTCCGCCCTGGTTCTGATACAATTCTCCCATAGTTTGAAAGATTGATTGGAGATTATATTATGAAAAATGAAAAGAAATTTTATGTTGAGTTCACTGCTCAGGTTGACGGTGAATTCAAGAAGGTCCCGGTTGGTCGTGGGTTTCGCAATTTCGACCTTGCGGAATCATTCGCTGATTCTGCTATGAAAGCATGGGAGAAATCGAGTCTCTTCCAGTATACTGGTTACACCGTTTCATTCCGTTGAACAGTCTGTTCCTCCACCGTTTACAATAAACGCTTGACTTTTTTGGGATTTCTGATAAACTGGTCCCATACTTCGAAACAACACAAGAGGAAATAAAAATGGCAACACGATCCACTATCGCAATCGAAAATCTTGACGGTACTGTATATCAGGTATATGCACACTTTGACGGTTATATCTCACATAACGGCGTCCTGCTCCAGAAGCATTATAATACCCGCGAATTGGTTGAGAAACTGATTTCTGGTGGTGGTATTTCATCACTTGGCCGATATATCTCTGATACACCGTTGGATTTTGATAATCGGGATTATGATTATACCACTTATTATTCTTATCGTGGTGAGATTACTGAAATCAGTCACTTCAAGGATTTTGATGATTATGAAAAGAATCATCAGCAGGAAGAATACTCTTATCTGTTCACCAAAGATAATGTATGGTCAGTATTACCATATGGTAAAGATTGGTATGACCTTGAATATGTTATTGAACAAGAAAATTTAAATGAGGCTGCGTGATTGTTTCGCCGTGGTTAACAGACTGTTTCCGTAGGACAGCTTGCAATCCTCCAGGATTCTGATACAATCCATCCATAGTCAAAGAGAAAACAATTTAGGAGAAATAAAATGAGCTTAGTAACCCGTAACCGTCTCGGAAATTCAAAGAATCCCTATCAGGGAGATTTTAAAAAGGTATTGTGTGTATGTTCAGCTGGCCTATTAAGGTCTCCGACTGCCGCATGGGTATTATCCAATGCACCGTTTAATTTTAATACTCGGGCTGTCGGTTCTAATCCAGAATATGCAATGGTAATGCTCGATGCGGTTAATGTATGTTGGGCTGATGAAGTGGTTGTAATGGATAGTAGCCAGGCCAATTTGGTTAAAGAATTATTGCATGAATATGGCTGGGAAAAACCAGTTCATGTATTGAATGTACCGGATAATTATGGTTATCGTGACCCCGAATTGGTTGCAGTATTAACCGACGAATTACAAAAGGTATTTCCATCACTATATGCTGATGAGAATGCCGAGTTTCCAGAATTGAATTAATTAGGAGTTTATATTATGATGAAAGAAGGTGAATACTATATTGGGGATTTGTGCTATGTAATGCACGATGAATGGGATGAAGTATGTGACCTATTATTTGAAGGTCGTCCTGACCAGGGTTGTAATGAAGGTGAGTTTACACTAAAGGATGGTCGTCAGTTTGCAATCTATAACACCCAGCATGGTGATGGTGTATATAATACTTCATTCGGTGGCCGGTGTTGCGTAGATTCTGGATCAATTGGTTGTATCCTGAAGTCTGATATTCGGGATAACCAGTATACCGAAGAACATTTGAAAGATTTGGCAGTATTTCATACTTTTAAAACTGATTTTGATACTGGTATTGAAAATGATTCATATGAAGATGAAGATGGATATAAAGTAGAAGAAAAGATTTTGGATTTCGGTGGATTTCGAGTTTATACTTAATTAGGAGATTATTATGCAAACTATTGTCCACGCACCACTACCTATCCGTAGTATGTCAGAAGATTGTTATTATTTTGCACAAAATAAAGAAACCGCAAGAACCGTTGTAGTATATTTGACTGATGTATATAAAACCAAAGCCCATTTAGGTAAAACAGTATTGGTTTTTGGTTCCGTTGTTGGTCCAAATGAAATTCAATGGTTATCGGAAGAAAAGTTTTATCAAATGTATAACCTTATCGGTAGAGTAAACAGAATGATTTTTGAATAATAGGAGATATATTGTGTTTATAATTTTATCTGATATTTTTGGTTTTATTGTGTTTCTTTTGTGTGTTTGGTTTTATTGGCCGTTCCTGAAGCACGCATTTAAACAGCTGAGAAAAGTATATAAGGACAATGAGAAGAATTAAAAAGGTACTATTCAGTAAGTATCTAAAAAGCTATTATTTCAACCGGTTTTATAGTACCAGACGCCGGAAGCTTTGGTTGCAATACAAAACCAGTCGGTATCGGTTCTGGCACCAGCGTCTCCTTGAGTCCCGGTGGCGTGATAAATCAGTAGCTTACCGAACATAATCCTTCCCTCCTTCATCCTGCCTTGGTGCCCTGGTGTTGACCGTCATGGACTCACCAGGGCACGATTGTTTCCAAAATCGCTCAGCATTGTTTCACGGCCAGCGGCTTGCAATCCTCTACGGTTCTGATACAATCCTCCCATAGTTTGAGACAACCACTTAGGAGATTATATTATGAAGTTTATTATCAAAACCCCACTCGCAACCAATACCTTTTCTGATGTTTCTTGGAAACAGGCATATGGTATTATCAAAGAATTAGGTAACGACAACCAATACTTTATGGAAGTATTGGAACTAGACAACCAATACCGTAAAGAATTGGTTAAATATAGTTTCCGCAATGATAATTGGTTGCCTGTAGTTTAATGAGGAGAGAATTATGAAAAATATAGTAGCAAAATTTGCCCACAAAACCAATAAGTGCGTGGCATATAAGTCAAAGAAACAGTATACCAGAAAGGGTAAGAACAAATGGCCATAATGTATTGTATAGGATGGTGGGCTGAGGAGAATACTGAATATATTGGTATTAATGAGGAAGCTGAGTATTATTGGACACCATTCCTGGAACAGGCATTGTTGGTAAAAAAACCAATTAAAGGCAAAGAACCACAGAATTGTTTCTGGTTGCCTGTTTTTGTACCTGACCGCATTGTTTCTTCCTGGTTGACAGACTGTTTCTTGGAAAGAGCTTTACTTTCCTGTGGATTGTGATAGGATGGTCCCATGAAAAGTAAGACAAAAACACAAAAACTTGGGAACCTCGCCGGTTGGTTGGGGATGATTTTAATTCAATCTAGCACGTTACCTGTCACATATAATATCTGGCAAGGCCATACTACTCATATACCACCTTTGTCGATGGTATTACTGGTATGGGCTGGTATTGTTCTATACCTTATTAGAGCCATTACTCAAAAGGATATGTTACATATCACTTCAAATTGTATTGGTTTCTTGACTCAAACCGCATTATTGGCATTAATTGTATTTAAGTGAGAGATTATATTATGAAAAAGAAAACATTTAATGTATATACTGATCCGGGCCATGGTTGGGTAAAGGTTAAGTTCCAAACCCTTCTTGATTTGGATATTTGGAAGAATATCACTCAGTATTCATACGTCCGCAATGGATATGTTTATCTTGAGGAAGACATCGACGCCGGCACCTTAATTGATGCTCTTCGGTCAAAAGGTATTGAACCGTATTGGAAGGTTTCACATACTGATAAGAAATCCAAGATTCGGTCATATTCACGTTATATCCCGCCGGTCTCATTGAACGGTTCACATTATTTTTACGTTTAAGGAGTTATTATGAGCAAGTGTATTACACCAGAAATCCAGAATGAAATTGATACCATTATGGACTGGTTTAATTTTGAAAAGGTCCATACTGTTATGACAGCATTGGATTGGAAGTGGATACAAACTGGTAAGGAAGTACCACTTATTGGTGAAATTCGTGGTTTTGCCAGAGGACTTATGCGGGATTGTGTTCATGGTATGATTCATAACCATAAATCAGAGTATATCGTCCAATGCGGTGGATTCTCGGTTCGTACCTATAAGGAATTGTATGACGAAAAGATTTATATTGAACTGGCCTTCGTAGTAACCAGCTGGGATAACTTTGAATGAAACAATTTGATATCACAGTTAAAATCAGAGTATCTGTTCCAACCGATTCTGATATTACTCCATCAGAATGGGCTGAACTGATTGCTAGGGATTATTCTAGAATGGCGTTACGGTATAGGACCATTAGTGCTGATGAAATCATCAGAGTGGATATTGAGGAAGTATAATGGCCATTAGGTATGTTTTGTCTATCTGGTCGGAAATGGATCCAGTATATGTGACGATGAATAATGATTCTATATCAATCACGCATAATCTGGATGAGGCAACCAAATCCGAAAGTAAATGGTACATTACACCTGGCTCACCTTTTATGTGGTTGCCTTATTTCGACCCATCGGATTTTATGGATGAAATATAACCTAAAGGTTATAATACTCTCAACAATTAATAACATAAAGGTTATGACAAAAGAAGATTTTGAATTGCTCGGTTTTCAAATTGAAACCCTACCATCGGGTTATATTAATATCATCAATAAAGTACCATTCAAATATAATGGGGGCACCACCGTGATTACCTATCGCGGTGGCCAGTATATTAGAACCACTACCCATAAAACCCTTGAAACCTTCTTCCGTGACCTGACCGAGCTACGCACCCTTGATCCTGCCTCCTTGAAATCCAGCACAGCCATCAATAAAAGTATCAAGACGGTCGCCAGGACGCAGGAGGATGACCTTCAACCTGTTACGGATCAATCACTTGCGGCCTTCTTAACCTCTCAACCCGAAGCACCCACCAAAACCAGACGCAGGCGCCAGGCCTGATTGTTTCGCCGGACGAAGCAGACTGTTTCACGGCCAGCGGCTTTACATTCCGAGGATTTCTGATACAATGGATCCATAAATTGAGTGAAACATTGAAATTTTGAAATTTAGGAGTTATATTATGTCAAAGTATCTTTATATTAACGAATACATGAATACCGTCGAAAAGGTAGCCTATGCAAATGGTAAACCGTATGCTCGAGATTATGAGATCACGGGTTATTCATATGCACTAGGTTATGTCTTGGCTAACTTCAAGTATTGCCTTGATGAATTGGACCTTTCTGAAAAACAATTAAAAATCCTTGCAGAAAGGATTAATTGGATGAATGAAAACGGTACTAATGTTTAAGGAGATTATATTATGTGGTATTTGAAAGATATGTATGTGACTGCTAATTATTACGGTCATACTGTTACGGGTAAAGTACGGGATTCTCGGGTTAAACTGGGTGGTACTGTTGTCCATTATATCGATTTCGATGAACCAAAACCAGTAGGTTTTCGTGGTACTATGCGTGATGGTGTAGTAGTCGAACACGCATGGGTTCAAAGAGTAATGGATAATATCTAGGAGAATAATTATGGCTTATTATAGTGATGAGTATTACAAAAAGGTTGCACCAAACTTTCGTAAGTTTATGGATGAATTGACTGTATTATCTCGCAAGTATGGAGTGGCAGTATCAGGCCATTATGATTTGACTGATGACCCGTCAGAATTTGCTAATCTAATGTATGATCGGGATTATACTTCAGGTGATATTAATTGTTATGGTTATTGGGATGTATAATGTATAGAATTGAATTGAAAATAAGTCCAACAAGATACGTTACTATCTATTTCAGCACCGCATTGACGGTTTTTGAAGCTGAGAATGGATATACCTGTATTATGGATGGTATGCACAATAACGGTGGATGGAGAATTCCCGCTGCATACTATAGTTATGGTGAAATTGTTGAAATGATTGATAAAGTTATTAAAGGAGAAAAGTGATGGGTCTTGATATGTATTTTAATGCAAAGCGTTATGTTTCTGAATGGAGTGACGCAGATAAGGAATTGAGCACCAAGGTAAAAGATTTGGTTGCTCCTTTTGTACCTGATTGGAGTGTGAAAGAGGTTAGTTATCGGGTAGCTTATTGGCGAAAGGCTAATGCAATCCATAATTGGTTTGTTCAGAATGTCCAAGATGGTGAAGATAATTGTAAGGAATACTATGTCAGTTCAGAATCCATTCGGGAACTATATGAGGTAGTATGTGAGGTACTTGAATCAGGTAGTGCTGAGGTAGCTCAAGAGAAACTTCCTCCGCAAGAAGGTTTCTTCTTCGGTTCTACTGGTATTGATGAATGGTATTTTTCAGACTTGGAAGATACTAAGAGAATTTTGCAACCACTTGTTGATGCTTTCAATGAAGCAAGTAAACTGGGAGATAAGTCATATACTCATCCGATTTATCAGTATGAGTTTTATTATCAGAGTTCATGGTGAGTTATGAAAACAAGTGATTATGGTATTATTATTCTGTTGAGTGTTGGTCTGTTGGCCAATTCTATTGCAGACATTAAGTTGGAAAAGAGAGTATCCAGGTTGGAGAAGCGAGGTGAAGTATCAGTAGAATTGGAACCAATCGGTAATGTATTACCAAAAGTAACAGAATTCAACGGCCCTTCACTTTACAATAACAAAACCAAGATTGTATTGTTTGATAAAAAGGAATTTACTTGTTTATCTGAGAATGTATTTTATGAATCCGGACATCAATCTTATATTGGTAAGATTGCAGTATTACAGACGGTTTATAATCGGGCTGAAACTGGTAAATGGGGATATAGTTTCTGTAATGTAATTCATGCAGATAAACAATTCTCTTGGACTCTGAAAGAACAAAAGAAACCAAGAGGTTCTGCCTGGGTGGCATCAAAGGATGCGGTAAGGGCATTCCTAAACGGAGTGAGGGTACGGAACCTATCCTCGACTGACCATTATCATGCAAATTATGCGTCACCATATTGGAATGTTTCCATGAAGAAAACTGCCATCATTGGTGACCATATTTTTTATGCTTCTAGGTAACTATATGATCCGAAATCAATACCTTTTTCCATTTTGATTTCGGATCATCACATAGGGAACATATACTGGTGGTGTGTATACCAGTAATGGTATTTACTGTCATAAGACAGGCCAATTTGGTGAAGATATTGTGGAGAAACTGTAATGAATAGTTCTGATATTGGTATGATGGTACGTTTTAGTTTGGTTATTATTGGTATCATTTGTATCGCTTTATATGGTATTTACGTCAACCACGTTGAAACTGAACATTACATTAATGAAGGGTATCAGCAATGTTATATCATGGGTCATGGTACTGAATGGATGAAAGAATGTAATGCCCAAGTTATTGTGGAGAAACGGTAATGAGTAAAGTTACCGATACACCAACATTTTCATATACTGGAAATACTACATTTACCTCTGTAGACGCAGGAGCAGTTTCATTTACACCAGTACCTATTGGTGATCTTTACATTTATGGTAAAGATAACATGAACAAATATTTGTATGCCCCGCAAGATGATATTACTGTTCTTGAGTTATCACTAATCACGAGATTGTTTATTAACGCACTTCTTGCGTCTAGGGGATATATTCATTATGATTATTGGGGATATGTAAAGCAACATAATCTCGAAAGACATTTTGTGGAGAAGTGATAATGAAAAACCTATTCAGAAAGGTCAGAGTGTTACATAAACCAGAATCTTTTTCGTATGAAGTTCATTTTAAACTTGGATTATTTTCATCTTGGCAATATCAATGTCATTGGAAATATGTTGTGAATGGAAAACCAAGTCTTGCATATGATGAACATACTCAGGAACAAGCAAGAGAATATGCCATCAAAAGGGCTAAGGATATGTCGGAACACACTATTGAATGGGAGAGTTAAATAATGAAAATCTTTGAAAAAGAATATAATAGTGAATCACTAACCCAAGATATTGAGGGTGATGTATTTGATGCTTTTGATCCTCTTTTAAATGGAGTTATTCTTGCAGTACCACAAGATGAATATGGATTCTATAAAGGAACTTTTAAAGTAACTATCGAGTGGATTGATGAATAATGAATGAAAAGATTAGAGAACTTGCCCAAATTGCACAAAAATATATTGATGATAATAAGTATGAGTATGATATCGTAGCATACCACCACGAATTGGCATTCAGAGATAAATTTGCCGAGTTGATTATTCAGGAATGTCTCAACCAGTGTATTCATGTTGAGAATGAATGTCGTGAGAATAGAGAACATAAAGCAGAAAGTTCCGCAACTTTAATTAAACTTTTAATCAAACAACATTTCGGAGTTGAATGATGAATGAACAATTAAAGAAGATTTACTTTGACCAATTTGGTCATACCACAAATCCTATTGATTTTAGAATTGAAGGATTTGTTCTTGGTATTCGCAATCATATCTATTTGGGTATGGTAGAAGATGCGAAACTTCATGCAAATAAAGGAAACTATCTTGAAGCAGGTATTATTCTGAAACAAGCAGAATTCATTAAAGATTTTTATTTCGGTGATTAATATGACAGAAATTATTATAATTCTTGCATATCTGTTGGGGTTATTTACTGGATATGTTATTTCTAGGGCAAAATCAGAAACAGGATTGAAATAATGGTTAAACTAATCACAGCAGAAGAAGCCAGACAAATGCGAGATATTAGTCTAATTGATTTTCGCAATAATGGTATGGAAAAGTATATCGAATATCTTAATAAAAAGATTAAAGAAACATCTGAAAGGGGAAGTTTTGGTTTTGATTTGTGGATTGATGAGTATTGTTCTGGAATCACTCCTGACCCTGTTATTTCAGAGTTATCTCCCGTACATATGCAACAGCTTATTTTCCATCTTGTAAAGAATGGTTATCGGGCATATGTGGATAGAGCAAAGCTTTATGTATACTGGAACATCGTGGTGCAACCAGAACCAGAAATTAAATTTGAATATACTGTTTTGCCAGCAAATAAACCTTGGTATATGTTTTGGAGGAAATCATGAGTGATAGATTTACATTTGAACAACAAATTTTTGATACGTGGAATGTAACAAAGGATATTAATACCCTACTTGAAGCAGTAGTAGAAAAGGATTTGACAAAGGATCAGATTTCTAATACACTATTGGGTATGCACCAGTTATATGAATTGAAGTTTGGTAAGTTATTTGATATGTTTGAAGAATTGGTAAGGAATAAGGAACTGTAATGAAAGAAGTCAGACATAAACATTATGAATATATTATTGCATGGGCTAAGGGTGCAAAGATTCAACGAAGTGTAAAACAATATGATGTGGTTCCCACCCGTAAAGAACCACAATTCATATGGTTGGACGATTCTAATCCTATATGGGATGAAAATGAAGTATACCGTTTGAAACCAGTATATAAATCCCAAGAAGTAAAGATTACACTTTTATATCATAATTGGTATATTGAACCTGTAGATGAGGGTATGGGTAATTGTCTTATCACTTATAATGCGATTGATGAACAAATTATTGATATTAGTAGGTTGAAACAATGAAACTTGATGAAGAAGACAAAAGATTCTTTCTGATATTATTCATGATTCTTCCGTGGGCGTTTGTTGGAGGATTGATGATTGTTCTTCTTATGTGGATTGCAGAGAGAGTATTATGAACACTAATGAACTTATTCTACAATTGCAAAGAGTTTGTCAATTCGCTAAAGGTAGAATGGATGATTGGCGAGTAGTTATTCCTGTTTATCGTGTTGGTGCTGTCGGCGGTACTCCATCTGTAAATATTAAGATTGTTCGTGGTGGAATCGATTGGGATAGTGGTCGCATCTTTATTGAACCAGAAACCAGATTGCGTGAAATTGACCGTGATGAAATCAAAATGATGCAAGATAAGTATGAAGAACTGGGTTGGAAACATTATAAAATCAGGGGTCTAAAAAAAGAAAATGAGAGACTTCTAAAGAGAATTGAGGAATTGGAGAATAAGTATGAATCCAATAATTAAAGAATTAGCAGAAGTAGCAGGTTTCTGTTTCTGGGAAGATGAAGAATGGAAACCAAAGGATGCAGTAATTGATTGGTCGGCTGAATATGACGATGAATTTCAGAAGTATTCTGAACTATTGATTGGACACCTAACACAGAGATTGCTCAATGATGGGTTCATTAATATACCGATTGCCTGTCAGATTCGTGAAGAATATGGTAGTAAATAATGTTATACGAAGAAGTAATTAAACAACACGGTAAGAACTTTGTTCCTCCACAAACTTTCGTAATATATTTTCTTACGAAACATGATAATGAACTTGCAAATACACCAGTATATCGTTTACAGATACGTCATGTAGATTCTTCAAAAGGACAGGAGTGTATTGATAAAACCGAATCTCATCCAAATTTTTATAAATGGTTGACTCATGATGATATTGCAAATGGTAAATGGGTCCAATGGGAGGTTAAAAAGTAATGAAAGTATATCTAGTATGGTTGACGGCTGGCAGGTCACATTCTGCCACATTGGTTACTGTTTTCAAAACCCGAAAGGCCGCAAAGGCTTTTATTGATAAAGAAATTGATCTTAAAAAGTCTCTTAGCATTCAAGAGGTCGTGGTGCTCGATGATGACTCGGAAGACGCACCACTAACACAATAAAATCAATCACTTAGGGACGCAATTCCTTCCTGGATGCGTCCTTTTTTATTGTCTGTCACTCTGCCTTGTGGAATTCTCCCTCCACTGTCAACAAAACCGCTCAGCATTGTTTCTTCCATGGCTCTTGCATTCCTGGCCACTTGTGTTAGAATGGTTCCACAGTTTGAGACAACACATTGATTTTTAATTAAGAGTTATATTATGAGAGATATTGATAATGTTTATATTTTGGTTGATACTGTAACCAGTACGGTAGAGAGTTTTGTTTTTGACCACATGACCAAGACCAAGGCAGAAAATCTTGGCCTTGATAGTCGTGCTGGTTATAACTTATATGTGAATGGTGATTGTATTGCGGTTACAAAGTATAATGATCGTACACTACAGTATTACGGTGGTTTTGAGTATGTCGATTCAGCTGATCGTGTAGAACTTGGAGAATATGTATTCTATATGGCTGAATCTGATCGGGTTCTTGATTGTATTGTTCGTTTTAATGAAGTTGAAGTAGGAGTTTAATATGAAAATTGATCGTAATACCCTTATCGAAATGATTGCCAATCGGATGACTGATAATGCTGATCTTGATGATCTTATGGATTATTATTATAATGGAACTGTTGAGTTTCTTGATGACCTTTCCGATGAGGAATTGCTTGAACAAGCAGATTGGGTTGGTGTTACTAATTCAGAAGATGAGTTTGAATAATGGCCAATTGGGAAGAATTCAATGAAGATTGTATGCACCATCACGGTAAGGTATTGACGGGTGAATATAGGCACTTCTGTACCGAGTTTGATTATCTGCCTATTGATGAAACTGTATTTGAATTTCAGTTCTGTATCTGTCACTTCGTCACATGGGATATGGTTAAGAAACGTAAATTGGTTGAGGAAATGAGAAATGAAAGTAGTAATTAATCGTTGTTTTGGTGGTTTCGGTTTAAGTGAGAAAGCTATTCGTCGATACCTTGAAATCAAGGGCCAAAAGGTATGGGTTGAACCAGATAAGTGGGGTAATACTTATTGGTTGGTTGCACCAGAGGACCGCACGGTTCGTAAAGAGGGTCAGGATTTCTATTCTATGAGTATTGAAGATCGTATTGAACACAACCGAAAACTTGATAAAGAAACTTTCTACCATCGTAATATAGGAAGGGATGATCCAGTATTGGTTCAGGTAGTTGAAGAACTGGGTGAACAAGCAAATGGTAATTATGCCAAACTGGAAATTGTAGAAATTCCTGATGATGTTAATTGGGAATTGGATGAATATGATGGTATGGAAAGAATAATCTTTGGAACAGATTATAATTTTGCTTAATTATATTTCATAGCTGATATAAATAGGTATAGGTCACGGGATTGCAGTCCCCACCTATTCTAATACTAAAAGGGAGTATCAGCTATGACTATTTATTACGTCTATTTCTATTTACGTTCAAAAGATTCCAAAACCGCAAAAATAGGAACACCATATTATGTTGGTAAGGGTAAAGGAAAAAGGATGTATAATCCCCACGGAAAAGTATTTGTTCCAAAAGATAAATCCCATATTATAATAGTTCAAGATAATTTGACTGAATTACAATCATTTATGTTGGAGCGATATTATATTCGTTGGTTTGGTC